TAGGGCATTCTTTTAACATGTACCTCACCGCCTAATCTTTGATATTTTCTGAATTGTTTTAAGATTTTTTTATCATGTTCTCCGCTAGCTATGGATTCTAATGGCATATTCATTATCGATTGTTCTAATCTTAATGCCAAGGCATCTTCGCCATTTTCAAAATCTATATATAATATTTTTTTTCTTCTTTTCAAATAAGCCCTAGTTATGTTTACCAACATTCCGGTTTTAAATTCCTTTTGAGGACCTATTAATACAATAACTGTACCCCTGGGATATCCCCCGCCATTTGCTAATCTATTAATACCATGAAAAGGGGTAGGGATTATACTGTCACTAAATTTACGGGTAAATTGCCTATCCCTTATCCCCCTAATTAAAAATACCCCAGCCTTCTCGGTAAATTCATTACCTATGGATATAGCTTTTCTAACCTCAACTGAAAAGGGATCATACTGAGTAAAATCAGTTAGGTTTACATTTTCAATGGTATTTTTTAATTTAATATACTGGGCAAATTTTATGGTATTTAATAAAATCTCATCACCATCCTTTACGGGGGATGAATAAATTTTATTTACAATCCTAATTACTGAAGATTTATCCTCTGCCGATAATGAATTAATAAAATCCTTACCCATGAACAATTGGCGTAATTGTTCCTTTAATAAAACCTTCGATTGAGGAATTCGTTTCTTTTTCTTAAAAAAAGATTTTAATGCCCGAGCAATTATTTGATGTTCGAGTAATAAAAAATATGTATCCTCATATAAGCTTAATGCCCTATAACCATTTTTATCTGTAACTGTATATTGAAGTAAACTCTGTTGGAAATCTGTGCCAAATTGAAACTTATCCTCTTCCATAGTAATAATATAGTAATGGGTATTTTTAGTAATTAAAATAGCATCTTGGAAACCCTGTAAACACAGCAGCTTTAGATTTTTATTTTTATTTTCAAATCCTTTTATATATATTTGTAACGTTTAACCAATCAAAAAAATTTATGGAAGACCACAGATTAAAACCCATGCAAGATGGGTATGATGAAAAATTGTTTAATGAACTTTACAAACAAACTGCCAAACTCCGAAGAAAATTGGCATCTCAAATTGACTGCCGAAAATTTGGGGTTGATTACCAGGAAATTCTCTCCTGGTTTGATGTTAAATTTATCCATGCCTTTGCTAAATATGAAAAGAAAGAACCCGAGAGATTAATGGGTTATATTATTAATTCATTATCTACCTATAAATATAGGATAATGCGATCATCCTATCAAGCTAAATTCCATAAGCATAGTTCACAAATAGATATTACCGAATTATATGATTATACCAATATAGTAGAAGAGATGGATAACCATGAAGAAAAGGAAGCCCTAGTAAATGAAATAATGGATTATCTAAAACCCCGCTTATCTCGAGATGCCATATTAATATTGGAAATAGAATTACAACCACCCCCATTTATACTTGACCAGATGAGGGATATGGGTAAAAAAGAAAATGGCCAAATACCACATAAGCTTATTGCCGATTACCTTGGATATGATGATTCTCAAAACTTTCTTAACTACATAAAGGAATTAAGAACCGAAATAAAACAAAATATCAATTTGGCTAAAAAATTCTTTGCCAATCATAATTTACCAATCACACAATAATCACACAACAAAGCCCGGGAATAAGTCCGGGCTTTTCTGTTTTTCTAGTTTATTTCATAGGTCAGATTGAATTGAATGACATATGATATGGTACCAGAACCATTTGTACTAAGCACATCTAATACTGGTGAGGCTATACCAGTAATTGAATAGGTATCCCCGAATGAAGCTTGTGATGATCTGGTAGCAATTCCATTATCACATATCATTTTAAGATAATTACCCTTGGCAATCATTGGGAATATTCCAGATGGTATTTGAGATGCACTCCCATGTTCAAGTCTATATACAGAGAATGTGCTATCCTTTATAGAGCTTATATCCACCGGTATTAAAGGAGTAGTTGGCAAAAATAACCTTAAATTATCCACATCTCCGTATGTATAACTTATTTGTAATGCGCCCATTACCCGGGCAGTTTTGCCATTTAGTTTGTATTTAAAAAATGCTGAAGTTCCATTTAATTCTCCAACAGATATACTACCAGACATACTTATGGTGGATACATTTTCGGTATTACCCGCATAGCCTTTTAAAACTATATCACTAGGATTTACTGATATCCAGGGATCATTGAATAAACCAATAGCATTGGCATTAGCCGTTATATTACTTTCAGCAGTTACCAATCTTCTCATTACTTCCCCATTCATGGTTAATATCACCCATTTAGTTGAGGATTTTAATAGGGTTAGAGTATCATTTACTTTAAGGCTTATGGTATTATCACTTGGTGTTTCTTTTATATCAGCTATATTGGATAATGCAGTTAGGGCAACAGTCATATTACCTGCACCAGTTGTGGATTTAATTTTTATACCAATTACAGAACCAATGGGAAATGCTAAGGTACCGGTAGCAATTTTAAAATCAGTGATCGAAGTATTCTCCTTCATGTTGATCTCAAAATTATTACCATCTGGGCATAATACTATACCGGTAATATCATCAACTACTCCCGATAGTACTTCCCCTAATTTTAGGGTTTGTAATTTTGAAAATATGTTGGCTTCATTTGATCTTCGGGCAAAATCTAATGTTTCAGGGAAATTTCCCCCATCTAAAGTATGACCTCCCGGTAATGGGCATGGTATTGCTTGCCACGTAGAGGTATATAAATCAGATGCACTTGCCGGTATAGTTATAATACCAATGGGAGTTTGATAGGTTGGATTAGTGGGGTTCGGTGGAGTAGTTACCCCATTTGTTCCCCTTATTACTACATATACAGCGGCAGCTCCCCCAATGGTATTTACATCTTGATGTTCACATACAATTAAATCACGCCTAATAAAGGCATTAGCGGCATTGGTTTGAACCACTAATCCGGGTATATCCTCATCTTCCTGTATTACATAGCCCTGTTTGGTAAGAATAATACCAGTTTTATTGGAAGATGATAAATCTTCTTTTGTTTGTTCTATACCCGTTAAATTGTGACTTAGGGTACATGTTAATCCCAAAGGTATCATAGTATCAAACCCCCTATATCTACCGGGCTCAAGTATCCCCAATAATACTGTGTTCATAGTATTAGAATTCAGGTTTTCTTTAAAATTCCAATAAGCTTTTTGCATGTTATATATTATTAATTGTTAGAATCCATTCGATCTCCAATTGGATGGAGGATGATTTATATACAGATAATCCGGATAATTCAGAAAATATGCCACCCAAGCTAGATGCGAGTTTTAATTCATCCAGGGTATCATCAAATGATGCCTCATTAAAACGAGCATTAAATCGTACCTTATCATCTCCTGCGGGAAATGAAATTAACACTAAAGGAGAATCTGCTAATAATACCCCAGCTTTATAAACCGATATGGTATCAATAGCATATCCGGATTGTCTTCCTAGTGTATAAGCAATAATCTTCCGAGCATTATTTACCAGGGCATTTTTTTTATCTACTAGCAAGTTTTTATTTCCATCTATATCAATGGAAAAAATCCTTACCCAACCAGTAGCCTGGGGTATATTTTCTTTTATATTAGCCATGGTATCTTAATATTATTTCGGTATTATTTAATAGCCCATTTGCCAATGAGCCTGAGGTATCTCTAGTTTTAATGGGTATGGAAGATCCAATATTAGGTTTATCCACATAGAAAAAACCCTGAATAGAACCTAATATTACTTGTAATAGGTTAGAATTTATACCCTGAGTATTAATAAGGTATTCCCCAATATTATCATATGTAATTGTTATCCCCAAAATGGTATCATTTAAAGGTACATGGGTAGTTAAATAATTAGAGCTTTCAATGGTAGGATCATCGGTACCAACTTGGGAAATATTTGCTTTATATTCTCTATAACCCGGGGCAAGTTGTAAATAATCAGATTCTTCAGGATTGGTTATAAAGGTATTTGATCCTAAGCTATAGATTCCCAATTGAGATTGGTAATTTGAATCATATTTGTCCATTTCAAAAAATCCCGAAATAAAGTGTGATCCGCTGATTTGACCTAAATGTCTCTGTTTAACCCCAAATTCAGCCGCCCTTTCTATAATATTATCAAAAATAGCACCCCTCTGGTTTACGGTATTAGCAGTTCCTAAAACCGTATTATTAAAAACATTGGGATTTCCCCATTGCCAATTTTGAAGAGAAATTTGAAATACCCTATTTCTTAATCGATCCCCCCTAACCTCTATAATATCTGTGGCCAAATCATAAATTACCTTATCTACTTCCTCAATATACCCAACTCTTAAATTTGTCTTACTTAATTGTACATAAGCTGGACTAATTGTTGGATCAGTGCCATCTACCAGGGTATGATCCGTTAACTGATAATGATAACCGTCCCATATAAATATATCCCCCGTATCATAGGTATCCAATTGTGCTGGATTTGTATCTATTACAATTTCTTCGCCAGTGAAATTATCAACCAAATCAGTAATTGCCCATAAATCTGGTCTATCGGATAAAATCTTCATTGTTGAACCAGCAATGGAGATTACAACCCCAGTTGCAGAATTAGTAAGGTTTGTAACTGTATCACTTATTGAGAATGAGCCTATTAGGTTAGTAAAATCAAATTCTATGCAATTCCTATGCCATACTCCCCGTAAAGTTCCCGCGGGAATTGTAGTTTCATTAGATACCCCAGAATAATCTCCTATACCAGCAAAATCCGGATTTTTAAATATCCCCCAACCATGAGATGTTAAATTTAAAGAATTTACAGCTCTGAGTATAATACCCCAATCAGCTTTTGCTCCAGCTAATGCCCCATCATTTGCATCCTCTATGCGATATAAACCCGGTTCTAATTCGCCATTGGTTTTTAAGATTCTTAAATCATATAAAGAAATATCCCTCGGTTGTACATCATCTAAGATATTAATATAAGAATCAAAAAAATCCTCAAAATCAGATTGAGTTGGTTCATAATTAGTTACCCATAGGCTTTTTAAATAATCTCTAGTTTGTTTCATGTTTTAACTTATTTTAAAGGTTGATGTTCCAATTGCCATAAATCCAATGCCTACTCCAAATAATCTGCCATGGCAGTCAAATCCTTCGGCACTACTTCCCAATTTTTCTTGGGTATCCAGAGTTTCTCCAGAATCCGCTTTTAAATTTGAATCCAAAATAGTGTATTTTAAAAGGTTAATATTAATAATGTTTTCTACACATAAATTTACTTCCTCACATGCCTTACCCCCATTTACTATACCAGCCAGATGGGCATTAATTGGCTGATTAAATTCTATAATTTTAATAAAAGTTGGTAATATCTCGTCTGGTACAAATGTATATATTGGATCTGAGCAAGTTAATGTTGCTGGAGTTAATAAGGGATTTATTACAACTTCATATTCAGAACATGGTGGACATCCATTATCCAATCTTGCTCCCATATCTAAAGTTGTACCATCATCTAAAGTATACCATTCATCTGGTGGTAATTCCGATATGGTAATATTAAATCCAATTAGGGAGAATAATAATTCATAAGCCTTAGCCGTACCTTTTATTTTATAAACCTGAATGATATAGGCCAATATTTTAGCATAGGCATCTGGATCACCCAATAAATCTGGAGGACTCCCCATAGTATAACCCAAAGTTGTTAAATATTTTGGATCTGTTTCAAAGGGATTTATTATTTTTAAATAATTTTCAACCAATGGAGTTACCTCTTCATTAATTTCCATGCCAAAAATTTCCAAAAATCTTTCTAATAATCCCCTATCATTGATATCCCTGTAAGTATCATTTACCTTATAATATAAAGGTAATTGGCCAAAGAAAAAATTCTGAAAATTATAGGCCATTATTCTATAGGTGGGATTAATTGTTCATTAATGGTAAGAGTAATATCATTGATATCAATGAATGGCATGGTAAAATCATCAACTTCAATATTTTTATTCCATGGGTAGGATGTAAAAGTCCAACTTTGCCCCGATATATATGAGGATGATACAATGGTGAATAATAAGGAGCTATCTGGATCTATAAATGGCATACTAGTTGTAGCGGTACCCATAAACGTATTATTTTTTACCACATTAAATAATGTACCACCGGCAAATGTAATACGCCATAAACTTTTTGTGGTACTACCAACAAGCGATTGTCTAACCCAGAGTAATTGATTCATGTGATTAATGGGTCTAGCGTATGGCCTTGTTCCTAATCCGACTAAATCCACAAATTCCACTTTGGGTAAATTATCCACCAAAGCAATTATATCAGATACCCTAATTTTTTTATTAATATTCTGGTTATCATAAGATCCAAATTTCACTAATGCCGCCTTAGTTTCGGAACTAACTAATATTGGATCTTCCCTAAATTTACAGGTTACTTCTAAATTTAATATTAGGTTTGTTTGACCAGCAGCCATAACATCAATAAAGGTAGTTATCATTTTCCTATTGGTAACAAATCCAAATACAGATGTTAATAGGGGTGTAGAAGCAATACCCCCAAGTGTAGGAATAATATAAATTTTTACCTTTTTACCACAATTAAAATAAACCTCTGATCTACCAACACCCGGAGCCATTCTAGTTATATCCCTATAATCCTGATCTGTAACTGCCCTATCCAATGTTCTTATCGATAATGGAGCATTTATTCTTATTCTTTCCAGATCCTCATAGGGTGAACCACCAGTTGAGGGATTTGGATTTGTTACCGTGACTGATGATACACCCGGTAATATAATTGAGGATACCAAAGTTGTAATTGAATTAGCCTCTACATTACCCAAAGTGGCAGTGGTTATATCATAATCGGCCATTACCGCAAATGGCGTTGGGGGTATTTCCCCATTCGTACCATTGCCAAATACTACATAAGCTAACCCATCAACATCTATTTCGATGATATAATGTTTATCAGTGGGTGTTGATAATCCCAGAGATGATACCGGGGTCCATATTGTACCATCTATATTTATTAATGAAGTACCATCAACATATGAACTGCCCAAGACGAAAGCCTGATTTATTGCCCCCGTGGTGGTTCCTAAATTAACAGATGTTTGCCTAACAATTTGTTTTGCCCCCATTGTTGCGGATGTAACTCCAGATGGTACAGATAAATTTTGTATGGTTACAAATGGTACATTATTACCAGTTTTTACCATAGTTCCAACTGGAATAACACCCGGACCAGTAGTTGCTGGGCTAAAGGTAAATGTAAGATCTGCGGTAGATGGGTAAGCAGCTTTAATCCTATAATCCAGTAGTTTTACTAATTTAACTATTGAGGTAAATCTTCTTGCGGTAGCAATAAAAGATTCCCTAGCCATATTATCTATATAATATCCAAACATTTCAGCCACACCAGCAAACATACTGACTATGACCACCAGTATATTAGATTCACTATGATCTGTTATTTCAGGATTATTTATGGTTAATCTACCCAATAAAGAATCCTTTATTTGTTGGTAGCTTCTATCAACATAACCTACCCAAGTATTTTTAATTGCCATGATTTAGTATTGGGTTTGACTGTAGTAAGGATAAATAAATGAATTTTGTTGTTTTGTACTTACCACCTCATATTTAATGATGATATTTAAGATATACTCATCTCGGTTGATTATGTCAACTTCTAGAATTTTTAATCTCTTTTCCCATTTAGATATTACTTCGGCAGTAAAATATTCTACTAGCGATTGAGTTATTAAATCATTTGGCTCCTGTAATAAATCTTCCAATCTACTGCCAAATTCACCCAGAAAAAATCTTGTACCAATATACCATGACATAATGGTTCTTATGCTGGATTCCAATAATTCCATACCCCCGACTAATGGGGGTTTACCAGTAGAATCCAGTTGTATTGGAAATACTAATCCTTTGCCTATGAATTTATCTTGATTTGACATCAGTTAAAAAATTTTAGTCTTAATTCCAATTTGATGGGGCTCCGGTAGAATTTTTAACAGCCGTACCAGTTCTAAACCAAGCATATATTAAATTTGCCAGTAATTCAACACATTGTTGGGAAGAAGCTCCCCCAGCTCCTAATACCCCAACTGGAATTAAATTTATCCTAGTGGGTGGTGGTACTGCGGTATATTCTGGAGCCATTCCTTGAGCAAGGCTTAGGGCATATATCTGAAGGGAGTTTTGAAGGATTTGGATAGGGTCTTTAGATGAACTAGGTAGAGCATCAAAATTCCTTTTCCGAGTTTTCATAAATGTATTAAGGGTAGTAATATTGAATATACCATTCCTTCTCCAAAAAGGATCATGTGTAAAGTGATTCCTTTCAAATTCGGATTTATAAAATGAAAAGGGTTTTGAATTACTCACCCCCTGTAATTTTAGATAATCAGTATTTGGTGGATCTGACTGAGTTTTACTTACTGGGGTGTTTAAATAATCTGGTGCCAATCCGGATTTTACATAATTGTTATAATAGGTGGATTTACTTAAAGATCCACCTATACCATTTACGTATAGGTACATTCCTATATCACCAGATGTTGCTGATTGGGCAACTGTCTTATTACCATATTCTGCAATAAATGAGTTATATATGGGTCCCCCCCCCGTTAATCTTTGGAATTCATTATATATAACGGTTGGTTTATACAGGATAGTATCATCCCCAATAATACCATCTACTTGTAAGGGTTCAACAGTTCCATTGGCTATTTCTGGGGCATAGATTTCATTGTGTCTTGCCTGATTATAAAATATGGCATCATCAGTTAAAGCTTTTGATGGATTTTGTTTGTTATAAGCTAATCGGATATTTTTAATGATAGTAAAATTTTCTGTTTGATCTAATGCGGGGTTTGACCTATATCCTATTTGATTAAGGTATGTATTAAAAAGGTACATACAATTTTCATCACTTCTGTAGCCTAGAGTAAAAGGTTCATAATAGGGTTGATCAGGTAAAGGTGGATTTAAACCTTTCATGGATTCAATAAAAAGATTTTTAGCCTTTTGCATATTAGAAGATGTAGGATGAATAGCTAAGGCAAAGAAATCCAGGGCATCACCCCACTTATTAGCCATATCATTAATATCAACTGGGGCTCCTGTAAATCCCGGGTATAATAAATCCAAAAATTTCCTTAATTCTATGGTTAATGTTGGTTTATGTAATGCCATTAATCTGTGGTTGAAATTTTAGATAGAAAATTTTCAAACTCAGATTTTACCTGATCTAATTCCTGGGTTAATAATGTAAAATCTGATGCATTCAATGGTGGCCCACTTGGACCCCAGGCAGTAGTTACTTGTATCCTACCGGAAGCATCCGATAATTTACCTGTGGCATCTATAAGTCTTTCTAATAATCCCTTAAGTGTATTACCTAAAGGAATGGGTTCTGCTGAACCACCAGATTTACCCAATGATATGACATCTGAAACAAAACTTATTCCATTATCAGTTATTTCAAGGTATTTACCATTGGTATTGGTTAATCTAACTACCTTATTTGTATCATCTAATTCAACCAGATGTCCTCCTGGAGTTTTAAACCAGAAATTGTTTATATTTTCTAATTCCTGGGGTTTTTCATTTTGTCCATTTGTATTTTTACCAAAATGTCCATAAGACCAGATTGGTTTCTTTGGATCCCCAAACTCAAATTCAACATAAACCATACTACCAAGGGGTGGGATACATTGCATACCGTAACCTTCACCGGAAAAACAATTTTTTTGCCAAGCCCAATATTCAAAAGTTTGACTCCCATAGATTTGGGGTACTTTTAATTGCAATCTACCATATCCGCTCGGATCATCATTTCTAACAACAAAACCCCTATAAGAGGAGTAATACCTTCCGAACTTTTCAAATCCCGAAACTATTAGTTGGTTGAATAATTGGGCTAACGCCGACATCTTATTTTACTATGGGTTTTTCTGGTCCTATAATCTTTAACTGTTCCATTAGAGATTTACCTTTTAATTCTTCTGGGTTAATTTGCTTATTTATTATAATCTTTTTATTTGTTTTTGGTATGGTTAAACTATTAACCGCAACCTTGCTTGGTGTATCAGCCGATGTACTTCCCAGGGCATTCTTGGAAAGTTTCATTGTAGTTTTATATGGTCCCCTATTGGGTATGGAATGGGTACATTCCTCAATATAATAATTTCCCGAGTATTTTTTAGAAACATTTAAAACAGCTACAATCTTACCCGATTCCAATAAAGGATCACCCACAACTTCTAACTCAGCGGGATTCTTTTTTAATGAGGCATCTGCCTGGGCATTTGAACCTTTACCATAAGCTTCTTCCAAACTATGTTCTGGTGAAGGTATATTTTTATTATTATCTACTGCCCTATTATAGGTAAATGTAGTCCCATGTGGAATAACAACTGCCGTAGCATCAATGGCTTCGGTATAAATACCATCCTTATTAAAAAATCCCGGTGCCGCGGTATTATATGTTACAAAATGTACTATCCCATATTCGGCATTTAAAACAAAATTACCATCTAATACATCAGCTTTGGGTTTTTTAAATTTAGGATCTTTCTTTACCTCGGTATTAGCCGGATGATCTAGTTGATATCTTAAAGATTTTTTATCAACCTTAATATCAGTTTGGGGTTTATCCGCATTAATCTTTACTGCCCCCGGTTTACCTTCTAAAGGATAAACATAAACCTGGGACATTTGATTGGGACCTGTATTTACTTTCTTTTGAATTACTTCTGCATCTGTGGAATCTGGTAAACCAGAATTTTCAAATCTAGCTGGTACATCGGTGGTATCCCCCAATTTAGCCATCCCATTAGTAAAATCATTGGTATTAATATTATAGGCAGTTTTATCTTCAGGATTGAAAGCATCTATATTGATATTGGATGCAGATTGCTTTCTACTCAGATTTTTGGTTTCTGGGAAAAAACTAAGTAATAATCCTGAACCATCTGCATAAGTATAGGTTTTTAGTGGTTTTTGATTTAAATTTTTTGGTCTAACAATTAGGGCATCATCCCTACCATATACTTCTAGGGGTCCATTTGGATCCCCATCTGCGGCATCTTTAAGAGCATGAAAATCACTCCTATTAGCTTGGGGTAAAACATCATATAATCTAAAATTTATTTGTTTGGGTACTGCTGTATTATCTACTGCAATGGTATAATTGCCATTATTATCAAAAAATCCCGGTTTGGCAATTCCAATTATTTCTGAAACATCTAATGATTTCCCATCTTCAGAAATCCCTTCATATCTTAATCCATTTTTTTCTGCAATATCCTTAGCTATGGAAACCACATTGCCTTTATGAACTGTTTTAGATGAGGTTGCTTTTATTCTACTGGCCTTATCTGTGCAAAGTAAGTCTAAAGCTATTGTAGTTTCTGTATAACTTACTTTGATGTTGGTTATAACAACTTTTCTTGCTGCCTTTTCATCTTCCCCAATATATCCCCAAATAACAGATAGTATTGCACCTTCTTGAAATTCGGGCCTATCGGGTAAATCAGTATCTAATTCCTCAATCCTTAATTGACATGTATCGTCTGCCTCCTGGGAATACTTATAATTAAAATCAGTTATCCTAGAAGTTATTTCTCCCAAAGAAGAATATACCTTTACATAGGGTGATCCAAAACCGTCTTTCATTACAGGATGGTTGATTTTATGCTATTAAAATCCGGAATTATTATTTGGGAATTTAATTCCAAAATAAAAGGATCCTCAATAATATTATCATTGACATCTGCTATAATCCACCAATATTTGGAATTACCATAATTATCGTAGGCCAAATTCCAAAGTGTATCTGAATCTGTTACTATATGGAGTTTATCGCCAGCAGAAGGTTTATAGGTTATTTTAAATCTTTCTAGTGACCTATCTCCTTCATAGTAATCAATTATATAACCAGTTACATAGGGATTATCTGAACGTGTTGAAATGTTGCTCATTTGCTAAGAATTTATATCCCTTATTTGATTAAGGGAAGAATTGAATTCTGTTAACCTCTTAAGGGTAATTTCCTGGTATGCTTGTTGTGGTAACATATTCCTATGAGCTTGGAATAAACTTAATTTATAGGGTGCAGATACCACAAGCCATGTTGACTTACTAAAAAGTTTATCATTCCATATAAGTTTTATGGGGTGTGGGGGTTTATCAAATGAATCATTTTTGGTTAAGGCTTCCAACTTTTTACAATTGGTAATAACATCTTCCCTACTCTCAATATTTGCATACCAATCAAGGGTAAATTTTAGGGTGTCCTCAGAACCGGTATAATGATATAAAGGATTATTCCTACCCATGGATGCAATGGGTATAAAATTAGAATCTGGAGTATAATCTAATTCCTGAGGAACAAATTGAATGGAAATCTGTTCCAAAGTAACTAAATCCTTTATAATTAACCCTCTATCTATTCTTTGGTTTGGTTTGATTTTTTCTGGTTTACCAGGACCACCTATTCTCCAATTGCTATCTGATTCTAAAGGAAATGCAGTTTCACCCAATCCTTTTAACATGGCTCTCTCTTTATTTCTTAATTGTTCATAAGTTGGTGTTTTTCTGGGAATACCAAAAAAACTCTGACCAGTTCTTTTATTGATAGATCTTCTTACTCCAGAAACAGTTAGGCTTAGTAAATCTGCTCCCAATGGAATTGGTGGTGGAACTATAGGTAAAGGCATATCTATTGATTTAAACCATATTGAGTTGATAATTCATTTTCCTGACCTTCATTGATTTTTTTCTCTAATACTTTTTGACCATCTATATATACATGTACATGAGTATTTTTTGGGGTAGATAGGGAATTAAAATTTCCTGAGCCATTAGCTTTATAGGGATTGGCACTATTGGGGTAAAATGGGGTATCTAAGCTGTTTCTAAGATCATTTTTACCATAGGAATGCTCATAAATCCTGTTTTGCCTTTGCGAAAAGGTTAAACTATCAGGTCTATCAACCCCGGGAATCCACCCTATTATTGACATAATTACATTACCTATGGATGCCACCAGCCATTTTAGTGACGCTATAACTACCCCAATTTGTTGTTTAAAACTAAATCCCGAAATTGCTAGAAATCCCGATATTAAACCTATTGGAGTTAGAAATCTACCTATGATTCCTAATACTGGTAAAATACCACTTAAAGCACTACCAAATCTTGATAATAGGGGGGTTATCCTCCCCAATATCCCTAATGACCCAGAAGCTGCGGCGGAAGCTGCCCCCCCTGCCATTTTATAGGCTGGTGTTATAATTCTACCGGTAGCGGCATTTATTAAGCTTCCGGCGGCATTTATCCTTTGCCCCTTTCCTATTCCATTAATAATTCCCAGGTATGTTAATGCCCGGGCAATAAGTGTATTCCATACCCATAGGCCAGTTGATCTGAATGTAGCTAGGCCAGATGTTAAACCCATCATACCTCTCCCTATTAATCCTATGGTCATTAACATAACTCCCATTGGTATAAGAATTAATCCAAATAAGGCAATTCCTCTTATTAACCATTTACCTAAACCAGTTTGAGCAAAAGCAGTTAATTTTTCTAACATCCTATTTAAGATGGGTAAAATCCTGGTTATTAGTGGTAATAAGGCATTACCAACGGCTATTTTAAAATTATTCCAATTAGCAGATAATCTCTCGGATTGGAAAGCTATACCTTTACTTTTCTCCTCAATGATTTTCATATTAGCTCCGGTACTTCCGTGAGTTAATGTTTCTATCATATCAGCAAATGATTTACCCATCCATTTATCATTCTCACCTTTGGCTAAGAAATCTAAAAGCGGATTTATACCACGTTTACCTCTTACTCCAAATAAATCATTTAAAACATTCTGCCTTTGAACATCCCCCATCCCTTTTACTCCCCGTTTAATTTTATCAAGGATTTCAAGTGGTCTTTTTAAATTACCGTAAGCATCCATTAAATCCCCCCGAGATAATCCCAATGAAGCCAATGCCTTATTTTTCTTTTCACTACCTCCACCCAGGGCAATAGCGATTTCCCTCCACGCATTACCCAGGGCAGTTCCAGACATTGAAGCTTTAATACCCGCATTACCTAATACCCCCATCATGGCAATAGATTCTTCAAAGGTCATGTGTAAACCTTTTAAAATATCCTGGGAATATTTCATGGATTCAGCTAAATCACCAAATGATACGGTAGATTCAATTGAAGCCTTTGCCATAATATCCCCCGCTCTAGCAGCTTGATTGGAATTCATTCCCCAAGCCATCATTATATCCGTCATTCTGGCAGCTACCCCACCTTCACCTTCAAGGGCATCACCCGCAGCGGTAGCAGTTTGAAGGATAGCTTCCATAACCTTTGGTATGTCATTAGCTTTTAAACCAGCTTTAACCAAATCCTCCATACCCTTAGCTACCACTATAGCATTTCTACCATATCTAGGTCCCAGAGATTGGGCATTTCTACCAAGCATTGTCATCTCGCCATTGGTCATTTCTCCTAATGCTTTGACATTTAATAATACTTGTTGGAATTTTATTGATTCCTCAACTGAGGCTTTCATACCCCGAGTAATACCATAACCAACTACAGCCATACCAGTTCCCACGGTAGTCATGAGATTAAGGCTATTTCTTATTGCCTTATTCGCATTACCATGTAAACTGTTCATGGTATTGGATATTTTATTGGCATTTTGGGTAAATCTATCCCTTAATTCAATAATCAATCCAATACCTAATGTACTTGTGCCTCCTAAGCCTATCATATATTGTCAGATTTTTCTTAGTTGTTCATGGTATTCATCGCAATTTTGTAAAATTTCTTTTCGAAGTGAAATAGGTAAACTACGGAATTCCTGAAAGGACATAGTTACCTTACTACGGGAAACGTAACACCAATCGGATATTAAGCCTCCTGAGGAAAGAAAAAACCGGTTTGTGCCATTAAAGATATATTTTGAATATGTCCACAGAATGGGCATTCACATTCGCTAATGGCATCAAATGGTAAATCATTCTCGGTAATATCTGCCCTGATTTCTTTCATATCTTTGGCAGATAATACTCCGAATGTTTGTAGGGGTTGCCAGCGATCTTCAAAATGCCATTGTATATTTCTTACTAGGAATTCTGTATTCCTGTCCATATCATCTTCCTTTATCTCTAGTAATTTCTTTTCGGAGTGACCATTAAGATATGTATATTTTATTTTTTTACCACTAGAAAGAATTATTTCTCTATCCTTTTCATCCCCATATCTGTAAGGTTGGATCTTATATTTAAAACTATTTTCCTTCTTACCATCAAATTCATCTATGTAGGGTAATAAACTTTCCTCATATTCATTTTCCTTCTTACAAGCATCATTTTTACACCGTAATTTAAAGGTGATTAAATCCCCCAATGAAAAAATCCTGGAGCGGAATGTGGTATAATATTTATCCTTATTCTTCCAGTTCATAACCTCATTGGCTGTTGGACCAGGACCATCCATCATTGCTATAACTATGCCAGAAACAAACTTGGTAATTGCGGTACCATCTTTAGAATTTTTCATCTTAGATAAAACACCATCATCATCACCATTCTGTTCTCTGATTGTTACCAAGTTCCCTGAAGGATTTTTAAATGTTAGGCTTTCCATGTTTTTATATTTTGGGTTTTTATATTTAAAATAGTCCCTTTAAACAAGTAAAGGGGCAAATAACTCTGCCCCTTTATATTTGGTATTTAATTATTAAGCTTTGGCATTTTGATCTACCTCAAGTTCAATACTTTCCATGGTATTATCTGAACCTTTTCTATCCAGATCTATCCCATTTCTTTTTGAAGGCCAGCATCCATAAAATGTCCAGGTATTAATAATGGTAATTCCATCATTACTGTATTGGTCAACAGTTAATGTCCTTTTGTAGATGGAAGGTAAAAAACCACCACCCAAAAATTCATTTTGTACTTCAGACATCCAGTTCTCTACCCAATTATCTGGGGCTAATGCGGATGATATTTTCTCCATAAGCAATTTACCAATCTTTTTTATACCTCCGGTTTTTACCAGATAATTAGTATCCCCATGTTCTGTAATATCAATAGACCATTCAGGTAATGTTATCTTTTGACATAAGAATGGGTTTAACCCGGGGGCATAAACTGAAAATTGGAATTGTTTTCTGGGGTTTGCTATGTTTGCCATGTTATTTAATGTTTAAAGAATTATTCGAAACTTACACTGGTTGATGTAACTACCAGGTCTATTGCAATTTCCTGCATACTTGGTACAAGTTTCATATACAGCTTAACCTTATATTTTCCATTATCAATATCGGTAAGATTATTTACCTGCACATCTTCAATTTTCTTAACATCCTGATCGCCATCCCAACGATACGAATACCAAGCCCTAGCCGTTACTAAGCTATCCAGGAAAGGTTCTACTTCCAAGAACATTGCCTTCATTGTTGGTAAATCCAATGGTTCTTGTAAATACCGTGTTAATGTAGGTGATAATGATTTTTGTAAGTAAATCAAAAACCTAACTGCGGATAGGAATGATAATTTGGAATTACTTAGTACGGCAGAGTAATTACCGTTTAAAAATATATTACCATCCTTTTTAATCACCATATTAATTTGACGATTTGAAAGGATATTAAGGTCATTGAATTTGGCAGTGGTTCCAAAATTATTAATTACTCCCAGGGAATTTATTACTAAACCCCTTGTTGTACCTGCTGGTGAGAACCATTCCCCAAATTCATCATTAACTGCCATAATACCTAATATATCCCCAAGTTCAGAGATATTCTTGGGGGCAGATGTTACGGGGTCTGTAATAATTAATCCACCCGCAAAGAAAGCGGTATAATAGGAATTGGTACCAATTGTTTGTCGGTCATTTACAAGTAATGCTTGTGTATTATTGGCATTATTAAGATGTGCAAAATAAACCAAATCTTTTCTTGTTTCGGAATAAGCAGAACCAGCTATATGTAGTGTAGTACTGTGCATTTCTGGGGCAGCAATTTGAAGCATATCATCTACGGCATCAAAGGCATAAAAACCCGTTGATGATGCCGAGTCACCAGAATAATCCGTTATATTTGGGGTTGTTCCATCTGAACCCCCATTAAAGTAATATAACCCATTTGAGGGTCTGATATTAACAGCTGTACCTGAAAGATCAATATAATTAAAATCCAATAATGCTGAAGCCGTTTTTACATCATCTAAGAAATGGGAATTAGCAATTGTTGGATTACCGGGAACCGTAAGATTTGCATAAGTTTCCTGTAATGATGGTTCTTCCGTATGGCTTACCACCATATTAAAATATTGAGCATCACCATTTGAGGCATTTAAAATTTGAATGAATACCTTATTATAATCTAATCCCTCATATTTCATGGAAGTCTCAAATACCTCTATGCCCGTTGGTGTAGATATGGTGCCCAGATCAGATATAGTGGTAGTTGCCTGAGATACACCCAGCGTTACCAATGAACCGGTTAATACTAAGCTTATATTTGTAGCCGGGTATATTAATATGTCCCGATCATTGGTTACTCCCCCCGCTATTTGAACCACTTCAGCTGATTGTACAAAAGGAGAGGTTTCAATGGCAGTGGCAATTGCTGCCATAGTGGTATCGGAATCTGTAGTGAATACCACTGGTGTTATGGCAACTCCATTTATGGTAATAACATAACTGTTGGATGTAACCAATGCTGCGGAAAAAGCTAATTTTTTTGGTTTATTAAATGATGCCTTAATGGCATCCAATGTAGAGGCATCAGTAATATCTGTATAATGTCCAATACGATTAATCCTTAATTGGGCTCCCCTATCAAAAGCCCTTTTACATAAAAGAGGAAAATCCGAATTTGGAATATATCCCCCATATACTCTTAAGAATTGAGCCCATGAAGTCATTAATAAATTGGGATTACTAAATGGGCCTCTTAATGTTATACCTTCTACTCCACTAATACCTTTAAGTATGGCGGCAATTGAAAAGGATTGGTTTACGACATTAAATTTTACTACGGGAGCATTCATATATATAGGTATTAGATTTATTAATCTATTTCAGTTTCGGTTTCTAGGCTAATCCTTTTTGGCTTATTTGCAGGGGAATTTTGGGAATTGGTTATTTTGAAATCCAGTAAATCCAATCTTTTGGTAATTGCCAAAAATTTATCTGCCGAAAATTCCTTCTCATATTTTGATTCAACGATTGCATCATGGATCTCAATTTTTAAAGAATACCATTGGGCTAAAAATCCCGACAAGAAAGTTAAAAGAAATACAATATCTTTTGGGGTTAAATTAAATTTAAAATTATCTGGAACTTCCTTAGCCATAACAAATTCACTTTTTACAATTAAACCATATATGGTTTAATTTAATTAGTATTGTTTAAGGTATAATCATATCCTCCATATATTCTGAATCCCCAGGTTCCCCATCTTGGAAATCCACTGTTATTTGGTTAATAGGTGCAACTACTACCCCAGTTACAATATTTTCGGTTTCAAAGATATCTTCGGCTTTATACATATAAATATCTTCATTAATTCCCTCAGTGGTATTTGTTATACTTCTGTAACTGTATTGGTTAACAAATATTTTTTGATTGGTATCAACATAGGATTCTATATAACCCCTTTTGGGTGTTGCCAATCCAATTATGCCATGTAATATTCTTGATTGAACTGCTGAATTACTTACCAAATGAATATCGAAAGTTAATTCTACTGTTTGTGGTGGTTGTATACTTACACTAAAACTTCCGGGGTTTAATGGGTCATCATTAAAGGGCGTGTAAATTCTATCTGGGGCACCCCCCAATGCTCCGGGTAATGATTGGTTGGTTATTATCACAATTCTTGGAATTTTCTTAAGGTATTTAGCTTGAGAATTTGATGAGCCAAAAACCTCTATGGCAAATCCCTGGGTATTTTTAATATTGGTAATTGCATTAGATAGTAGGGCAACTCCAATGGGATCATCATAATAAAAATAAATACTAATACTACCATCCACAATAGCCGATGGTATAGCTTCCGCAACTGTTATTGTGGTAACAGTTGTAAATACCGATGTTGTTATGGTATAATTGGCATTATTACCAGTACTTAATATCACTTGAAAAATCCTTCCCGGAGAAAAGAAGGAGGTAACATTGGTTGCTACTTGAAAAGTTTGTGACCCGATATTTACTGTGGTAATGGGTCTTATAACTTTAGCCTCAACATCTGGTAGATAACCTTTATCCACAAGTTCTTTTCGGATAGAGTGGAATATACTCCTTTCAACTAATTCTCGGGAATCACTTAATGGTGTTAATGACATTATAATAGGGGTTTAACTGGGTATCCTCTTTCTCTTAATTTATCTCTTATTATTTTATTAACAGTATTTCTCATACCTTTTAATCCCCCCATGTCATTATTTAAGGTATAAGTCCATAAAGGTCTATGCGGTCTACCCGCCATATATGACCAAGCTTCATGTATCTGGGCAATTTTGGCAATTTCTTTACCATTGGGGTATATTAAACCAGCTGGTACTCCGGCACTATAGACCTTATTGGTTCTCCAAGCTTTAATGGCATTGTAATAATCCCAACTGGCAATTAAGAGATCTTCTTCCCCATACTTAGCCATCTTCTTATCAGCATATTTACTACTCAGGGGAGTCCACCCTTTTATATCCTGATTTTTTAAATGGGCTTTTACTTTTCTCGCATACCTTTCAGCAACTGATCTTTGTGCGGAGATTGAGATAAGCTGTAGGTTTCTGGGCAAACTATTCATAAGTCTTTTAACCCTATCCCAATCCCCAAATAAAGAGAAGTTTATATTCATTACTTATAGGTTACCCATATAATCCCCAGTTAATATCTCTTCCCTGGATAATATAATCATTATGAGTAATGGTTCATCCTTTGCTTGGGATATTGGAGTTTGACCAGTGGATTTATATTTAATGCCCTTATGTATAAACCTATCTGCATCTTGTTGGAAATTGAAATTACCCGCCGGAGTTAAATATCCTGAATCCCTTAGATATTTAATGTTTAATAAAATTACCTCAGTTTGCCTATCTAATTCCCCAGTATCTGTGGTTTGATTAATTGGCCATTTCCTAAAAGCATTATAATCAAATAATCCAAGAAGGGTAACCACGGCAAATTGTTCTGTTAAATTATCCTCACCATTCCTATCTATACCACCCCGGGATTTTAACCAAATGATTTGATCCTGATTAAAGGTATCATGTCCATCGTTTATTATGGATTTATATTGAGCCCATACTGAATTACCTACTAAATCTGCCATTACAATGAAAGTTTAATATATGAAGGCCAATCAGTCCATAATTTATGAGTATTTCTACCAGCTTTAAGTTCAATAAATTTGGGATCAGGTAATGGTGGGCACATAGGTAATGAAATCATTAATCTGTAAGCTAAGCTACAAAGTTCTTGACTCAATGCACTTATTACTCCATTATCCCGAGCAAATACGGCTTTTTGTATATTGCTAATATCCTGAAACTCAGCTTCAGATGGTCCGGTAACAATTTTCTTAACCACAGCGGAATTCCCATTTGCCCCGCCTGCTGCCCCAGATATTGCTCCCTGGGAAGCTAAGTCAATGGATATAGAATAGGCAGCTAAGTAAGCAATTAGGGCATTTGCTAGAGGTGGGTAGGCAGTTTCGTTAAAAACATTATTAAAAGAAACTTCTGGAGAAACTAGTGGTTGTATATATAATTGCCATGTAGCAATATAGGCCTGTTTAGCTTCTTCATTTATGGATATACCCCCAGGTAATTTGATGGAAATAAGTTGGGATATGGTTATGGGTAATACCGGGGATGTAGAGATTATGAAAGATCTCTGTAATGAGGATGACCCATCGGTATTGGTAGCTATAAGCTTTACAATATAAGTTCCAGAAGTAGAATATGTATGGGAAGGATTTTGTAGAATACTTGTGGTAGAATCACCAAAATCCCATGACCAGGAAGTTGGGGTACCTGTTGATGAATCCTGAAAATTTAATGTTAAAAAATTAGGACTTACCAAAAAGTTAGCAACTGGGATCATGGGATTTATTTAATGGTTTTATTCGTTATCTAAAAGATATGATTCTAAATCATCATCCGATAATTTAGATATCTTTTTGAATTCTTTGGATTTAAGTTTTAGGGCTTGTAATCTTTTTATTAAAACCTTTCTTTCTTCAGAAAGATCTTCATCGCCATCTTCATCATCTTCAGGATTCTCTACTTTGGGTTTTGGTTTTTCTTTTGGAAAATCCAAATCAATTTGAGTTCTGGTTTCTTCGGGTAATTTTGAAAGCATTCTTTCGAATTCTGGTTCCTCTATTCTGATGATATGGCCAGAGGCAGAAGCTTTCTTTATTTGTTTGGTAATTTCTAAGGTTACACCTGGAATACCATTTGTAACCTTAAGCTTGGATTTTGGATCATAAAAAACTGATGATTTTTCTCCCAGTTTATAGTAATGTTTTTGTGCCATGAGATTAGGTTTTTAGTTATAATAAAAAATAGTATGTATAAACCAAAAAGGTGAAGTTTTTAGCTTCACCTTTAAGTTATGGGGTTTTAAATATTAATCCTCAATTGTTACTGATTCAAGGGCATCCACATCCATGTAAGTTGGGAAACCATTGGTTGTATCAAAATCTGTAGAAGTATCCAATAATACCCTTCCATCTCTGAATACAATACCGAAACCAGTGGTTAAGGTAGCATAAGTTGCCTCAGTTTGATTAGATACAATCTTCTCTGATTCAACCAATAATGGTTGAGCATTATATTTAATAACCGTCGAAGTTCGATCAATAATCAACTGTTGATTAACCGGCATGCTTCCATGGATATAATAATCCGTTGAAGCAGGGATTGGAGTTTTTAATTTGATATTGTTATTTGCCATAACACCGGCAGCAGCAATACCCCCATTTTGGTTGGTTTTGAACTCGGGTAAGTTAAGGGTATTTAGGGCAGCAGTTTCCCCCCCAATCATGATTGTTGGTAATCTACCAATCCTTGACATGCGAATCCAAATCCTCAGGATATCTGCATAAGTTAATGTACCAGGGGTAGTAATACCAATTACCGGTGCTGATTCTGATCCATCTGCCTGTTCCCCGTTAATAAGGGTATCAATCATTAAACCATCCATGGCATGTCCTAATTTAACCCCAAAATCCTGAAGAAAAATAGATACCACATTAATTGATACATAATTCCTTACCTCATAAGGGATTTTGACCCCTTTACCAATTTTACGGAGTTTTAGGGTTTTTTGCCCGAATGAAACACCACCCAAAGGAATTGTTTCAGCAACCCCAACGTAAGCTGGCGTGGCATCACTCATATTCCAATGTGGGATAGTAATACTTAGGCTTTTAACTGATTGTTCAGCCGCAACCACATTACTCCAAATAGGAGCCTTTCCCATTCCCAATCTTAGGGATTCCCGGAAAATTTCCGGAATTAGCCATCGTACAGAATCATCCGGTAAGTTTACCATATTTTCAATGGTATCCATACTGGGATCAATTCCAATATCCTCAAATACTTGTCCCAGGGATACATTATGTTTCTTCTTTACAAAAGTCTCAAAGCTTACATCAATTGGATTATCCGGGTTTTTACGAAGGGAATCACATTGTTGTGACATTGCCTTGATATCTTTGGCATATTTGGATGTTTCAAATTTTTTCAGATCCATAATCTTGGTTTTATTTTAAGTTTATATTGCGTTCGAATGTTTTTTAGAATTATTTCATAATTACCCTTACAGTTTCATCTGCACCGGTGGTTGAATCAATTACCCAACCAATGATATTTGTGGCAGTTACTGAAGTATCCGTTACCTTAACATAACCGGCAACGGCATCATAAGAACTATATGCAACAGGACCATGAGCAAGGGCATCTGCAGATTTGCAATAGGTTATACAATATCCCATAAGAGCAACCGTACAATATTGACCATATACAGCATCCATTACGGCATAACCAATTTTGGTTGTACTTGCCGTGGCTGCTGTTAAAGGTTGGATTCTACCGGTTGTTGGATTAATTTCCACTGGCATCCCCTCAAAAATCTTTTTATTTACATCAGCCGCAACCACTGTTGCTTGTGACCCACCAGCCGTTACAACAAACCCAGTTAAAGGAATACCCGTTGTTTGATTATCTGGGACTACCATAATTACCCTGTCACTTGTACCGGCATCCACTACATAAGCATCCCTTACCCCGGCCATACCTGCGATGGCAGTGGCAATTGCTGCCATAGTGGTATCGGAATCTGTGGCAAAAGTTATAGCGGGAATTGCCACACCAGCAACATTACCATTAATAACATTGGCTGTAACCAATGCTGCTGAAAAAGTTAATGAATGGGATAACCCTTCCACTTCAAATTCTTCATGTAACTTATGAGCTTCGGGGCCCTTAAGAAAAATTGTTTTTGATGGTGTACCGAATGTTGTTGGCATGTTATATGTGTATAAGGTTAATATGTATGGTAATTTTGGTCTTTAGTTTGGGTATTAGGATTTTGAATCGAAAATCCAACCCGATTTATTCTCATTACGAATATCATCCAAAACATCTGCTACGGGTTTTGAAGTTGGATTTTCGGGAGCTGCCTTTGCGGTATTACGGGAAATTTCTGTACCACCGCAACCTTTACATGAAGCCGGAAAATCTTTTTCCAATTCCTCATTATATTCCCTTAATGATACTTGTAGTTCGGATAATGTGTATTTATCGATCAATGCTAATTTAGCGGCATCGACTTTTTCACCCTTTATTAAGCCATAAAGTCTTTTTACTTCAGAACGGGTATTGGAAACCAAATCATCTACCACCGGTTTTAATTCGGTAATTTTACCTTCCTTTTCTGTAACCTTAGCTTTCTCTGCAACCAACTCAGTGGTTAATTGGGTGGTTTTGGTTTTCTCTGTTTCCAGTTCAGTTTTTGCCGAAACTAATTCTGTTTTGGTTGTGGTTAATTCGGCAACTGTTGTATCGGCAGAACCTAGGGTATTTAAAATAAAATCCTCGGTAATTTCTGATTCAGGCTTTTTAAGTTTAATAGCCAATTTTTGGATTAATTCTTTCATATCATTTTCTGAGTTTATATTATCTAAATCATTTGATCTTGATAGAGAAGTAATGTCTTCGGGGTTTTTGTAGGAGAAAAAATAATGTTTGGGTTTTTCTTTACCCATTTGGGATAAACTGTAAACCCCTTCGGCATATTCCGGGTTTGTGATTTCCCCATTTGTACCAACCTTCATTGCAAAAGGATCAGCACCATGGGCAACTAATGAGGTTTCATGGTAATTAGGGATATCCGTAACTATTCTCCTAATTAAATTACCATCCGCACCATAAGTTCCCAATTTACTCCAAAATTCATTTATATCTAAAGATGGGTGGGATGTTTCCCAGGCAAATTGAACCGTTACGGAGTTTGAATGAATAGCTGGGGGGTCCATTAAAATTTTACGGGCAAGATTGGGATGTGATTTAGCATCTATTTTAAATTCAGCATTGATACCCGCCGGTATTAATATACCTGAATCGGTGGTATATGATTTTTGCCAGGATACTGCTGATACAGAACCTACCTCATTACCCACTGAAGATTCATGATTGGCATATACAGTTTGCCCTAAAAGCTTATTTATTGAAGCCTTTAAAACCCCATTCATTGAAAAATCAATGGGGTTATGTTTTTTATGAACAATGACCTCAGATAAAGCTCTGAATAATGGTTTTATAAAATCACTATCCTTGGGAACTAAATCTTCTGCCTTAACATCTGGGTAATAAGTATGAAAGTTGGGCGTAGCTACTTCAAACAACCCAAATTTTTCAATTTCTAAATCCTTGGAAACCTTATTATCCCCAACTTGAGCTATTGTTAGATTTTCGGGTCTATGGCCTATCATTAGACTTTGCGAAAAGCCTAGGGTAATCTTATCATGAAATTTCATTATCTACGGGGTTTTTCTCTGGGTTTATTTTTCTCCCTAACCTTTTTGTCGGAAGCATCCTTTTTCTTTTCGGTTTGTTGTTTTGCCTCAGCTTCCGTTTGAACAGAAGCTCTTATGAATCGGGGTTTCTTTTGATTGGGTTTTTCAAAACCCATGGCATGGGCATATTGTTCTTGTCCCTGGATGCCATCTAAATAAAGGGCATTCTCATTACGAATTTTAATTTCTCTTGCCTGTTCAGCTTTTAATTCATCCAATGCCGTTGGGGCATTGAATATGACCGTTAGGGTGTTAAATACAAATCCAGCTAACCGTAATTCCAGAGCATATCCGTATTCTAAACATCTGGCAATTGGATTTTGTATATTTTTTAATTGGGCAAGAAGCTTAGTAAAAATTACATTAATCTGAGTTTCGGATGTTCCATAGTTTCTACCCAACATTGAGGCATCCATTTTTAAACCCGATGACAATAGGAGTTCATTTAATTGGAATAACTCACCAACACCAGCAAAATCCCGGGTTGCGGATTTAAAATCAAAGTCAGTATCATCTTTATACCCAACGGTAATACCATCCCTATAACCCATCTGAACCCTCTTACGTGTATCTTCCAGGAATTTTTCTAATCTAGATACATATGCATCATAACTCTCACCCCCATTTTGTGAGGGTTTCTCCATGGTAACATGTAAAAATCCAAGAACCCCAATTTGTTCAACAATGAATTTTATATTATCCATCATTACTTTTTGTGTTCTTACAGATTCAAGAGAAGCCAGGTAAGGTGGTATTCCATAGGGAATATCAGTATCCCCATTTAGGGCATAATATCTATAGGTATTGGGATTTAATTTAACTAAATTATCCTCTGAGTTGGGTAATAGTCTATTTTTAAGATATTGATAGGGCTCATATTTTAATTTACCCCTGTGGTATTTCCAGCGTATATCTTCGGGATTAACCATTACCATGGATTGTATGCCAGTTAAGGATATATTTGGTACCCATTCAACTGATAATGCCCCAGATATAGCCATTTGGCTAATCATTTTATTTACCAAACCATTCATACCAGCTGATGATTCGGACCAAGATTTATCTTTAGCTCCCAGATGAGCTTTCATTTTATTGATAGCTTCCTCAGTAACTGCGGCATCAAATTTTATGGTATGACCAGTATTCCCAAGTTCAACCAAATTATTCATTGCCTGAGAAACATCTGGGTTTGAATATGCTAGCCAGCGTATATGGGGTATAATGGAAAGATTAAATAGGGGTTTTATTACAGAATCTAGAGTATCTGCTATAAACAGATCCTGTTCAGATGAGGGTATGCTGGTTCTACCGGGGGGTAAAATAACGGGTATTTGTTGTTTAGATTTTGAAGCTTGGGATTCAATCCCAATATGAGATTTTTCAGATTTACCCCATTCAATAAGCTTTTTACCAAATATTTTAATTTCTCTCATCGTGGCATAATTATTGGTCCTCCTACTTTTCCTTTTCTTATATAATTGGTAATAGCCTTACCTAAGATGGCATCATCACTAAATCCCTCATTACCTAAATTATCATCATCTGAATTACTCTTCCTTCCTTTACCCATAGCAACTGGTCTATTTTCCTCATTATAAATAAAGGTATAGGCTTCTTGAACAAAGAAGGGATCATAGGTGGTAATATTGTTTAACCGTATATCTTCCTCTAATTGGGCAATAATTACTGGGCGGTTTTTGCTTGTGGTAATCCAACCGGGTATTGCTTCTTCCTTAGGTTTAGATTTATTTCTTTCCCTCAGGAATTTTTTGGAATAATAAAGTTTGGAATAACCCGCTTCCTGTATTTTTTCGGTTACTGCTAACCCCACGTCATTTGATTCGGGAGCTATTGTTGCCATATTGTATTCTTTGCCTATTTTCATAAGTAAATCGGCAAAATGGCCAACTGAAATCTTTTGCTTATAAGAAGCATATTCCATTCCGTATCGGTCTAATATAGTAAAGGTAGAATAATCTCGTGATCTACCCGTGGAAATATCGGCGGCAATAAAATACTGCTCTCCCTTAACTGGTCTATGGTTAATGTATAAACTCCCATTTCTTTCAACTGAGGCATATACAAATTCTGATATTTCATCCTCAATTGCCCTTATATCTGACAGGTTAAATACCGAGTTACCAGATGTTAGGAAATCCCCATCTATTTCCTGGGCTGTTCTCCTAGACCCAAGGATTTGAGCCATTTGATTATACCAAGCCATATCCCTTTCTGGATGCATTTGCCATCTCAAACGTATGGGATTAAATCCATTACCCCCGGAAAAAGCTCCTACCCACATTTGATGAAACCAATTACCTACTCCATAAGGTGTGGAATTAACAATTGCTGCACCACCCGTTGATAGTGTTGGGAAGGCTGCTGCCCAAATTTGATTTGCCCACCTAACTATTGCCGCCTCATCAATTACCAATAATGAAACTGCCTCACCCCTACCAGCTTCTTCAGTTGTTGGGATTGAGGTAATCATTGAACCATTAACAAACTCCAGTTCAGTTGATGTACCTAAATCCTCCCCCCTGCCATTTGCAATTTCTACCTTTAAATGATCGGGTAGATTTTTGTACATGTATTTAATTTTCCGAAGGATTTTCTTAGCTACCCTTTCCTTAATCGAAACCATTACAATGTTTTTGTTTGGGTGATACATTGCCAACCATAAACAATACATTGAAATTAATTCCGTAATCCCAGCTTGGCGGAATTTGAGTACAATATTCATCCTATGGGTTAGAAATTCCCAAAGAACGGATTTTTGAAAAGGGAAAAGATCAAATGGTACCTTTCCTCTTATTGGATGTATAAGGTAAATGAATTGAGCAAAGAAGAATACATCAATAGCAGCCTTGGTTAATTCCTTGAATTCCTGGGTTGTGAGTACCGTTTTATGTATTTTCTTAGGATTCTTTTGTCCCATAATTTAGTTACCTTTTCCCATTTGTGATTAAGGGATATAAAAAAGAGGGTTAATTATAATATACTTATAGTATATATTATAATACCCTCCTAATATTCTTATCCCAAAGGATCCTATTTATTCTTTTTACTTTCAGATTTAGGTTTTGTATTATCCTTACCAATACCCTTAAAAACCCTATTAATAAAGGATTCATAAGGTACAATATCATTCTTATCCATTCTCACTGTGGAATGAGAATGGATACCTGGAACAATTGATTTTATTACTTTCTCATCAAATTCCCAAAATTCTGATTCTTCCCAAGTTGGTGGTAAAGGTATATTGAAATCGGCCATTAATTTATTGGTTAATTCAATGAGTGATTGGATTTGTTTATCAGTATAGGAATGGTAATATCTTTTACCTCTCCAACCTTTAATATCCATATCCCATACCTCATCTTTGGGAATTTCTTTTCCTGCTATTTTATTTGGGAAAAGAGGGTAAAACATAAATTTACCTGCTTCCAATTGAAGATTTCCGGCCGATACAATTTCTATGCCTATAGATTGTTTTTCAATATGATCATCATCACCTTTAACACCAGCATGGTATGCCCAATTATTTGGATCAAATGTTTGGTAAATTGTACCATCCCTATCAATGACAAAGGCAGTACCCACGTGTTCGGGTGTTTGATTCCACCAATCAATGGCTCCAGTAGCAGTTGTACCAGCCGTATGATGCCAGAAGATCATAGTTTTTTTATCCGCTTTGGGATAAAATTGGGTATTTTTTAGTTGTTTGGTTTTTACAATATTCATTTTGATTTTGATTTAAGTTTAACCTTCATTAAACAATCTGCAAACCATTGACCTATTTCATAAGGAGGGCATTTTGTTGCAGTTACCCTTGCTTTATTAATGCAATATTGGTCTTTGGCTTTATCATACCATAATTTAAAATCATCTGGAATCCCCTGTATGCGGGCTAATTCCCTCGGGGACATAATATCACCCTTCGAATTGAATTGCCTGTTCTGTTTTCGGGCAGTTAATGGGTAAGAATTAGCCAAATTTCTATAAACCCCGGGTAAATTTTTCATATTACCTTTACCCGTGGTTGTGGCATCCCATTTTTTTCTATCTTCATATTCCTTACTGTTCCAAATTTCCTTGATTTTAGTCAAGCTTAGTTTTTTAAAATCCTTTTCCATACAAACAATGGTACTGGATTTTTCCCTTACATGACATAAATGAGGATTAGGATAAATAAGATTTGATTCTAGTTCCAAACATTTCTTTAATCTTCCATTTTGTTGGTTTAATTTAAAATCTTTAAGTTTAAATACATTCTTACCCTTCCTTATTCCAACTATTATTAACCTTTGCCTAGAAATTTGAGAATTACCAAATGCACTAACCGAAACATGGTATTTAATCAGATTATATTTTGGGAATTGTTTATCAAATTCATTCTCGGGAAAGCTTTTAAATAGGGTTGTTAGATTTTCAAATAGGAAAATCTTGGGTTTAAATCTTTTAACAGACCTTAGAAATAATTTCATAGTGGCATCCTTTTTAGCATTACCCAATTTTTTACCTCGGGAATAAGCAAGAGAAGATGAATGACCACATGTGGGATGGGATATGATTATATTGGGCTTTTTATTAAATTCCATAACTAAACCATCAGAATTATATAATTTTTTTTCACCAAAATTTAATTTCCATTGTACATCTCCGGGTGTTTTATAATCTGACCTTGTTTCAATTGCCCCCATAACATACTTTTTCAGGGGATGAATCATAACCCCATTACCCGTAGATATACCCAATATTTTTAGCTTCATATTTTCTTGTTTAAGATTATATAAAATGGTATTGCTAATTACTATTACTATAAATGCCAAAGATAATCATCCTGGGACATAAAAAAATATCTGGATACGCTGTTATAAGTGATAAATTTGGTGAAATCTATTTTAGCAAGGAAGAACTAAATGCACTTTATTTTAAACTTTACCTTGAAAATAATATAGGCATAGAATATTTATCCTGGAGTGAATTACAAAAACTAAAATTGATAAGGTACCAATTAAAAAAAAGAATTAAATCCCAATATGGAACTACCAACCTGGGTAGTAAGTTTACTATTGAAAAAATAATGACCTATTATAAATATTATGAAACAAAACGAAAGAAAGGATCTTGGAGTAGGGATTTTGGTTACAAAGAATAACAGTTGTTTAATAGGTAAAATTATAGATATCGAAAAACATTATATTTCTGGTAAACCAACAGTTGCTACTGTTGCCTGGAAAGTAAGGTTTAAAAATAAAACCTTTATAAAAACCCAAACTTTAAAAATTTCTCTCCTTTTGGAATATATACCAAAAGCCAAAAAATGGTTTTCTTGGCTTAAGATTTTTAAATAAACTTCTGCTACAAGGTTTTCTATTTCTATGTGAATCAAAAAACAAACCAATATGAACGTATCCTTAGTGAGCTTAACCCAATCGCTCATAAAAAATGAAAGGGGAGAACAATTAAATCCTGAAGAGTTAATTGTTTATATTGCCCGGGTATCCAATCCGGGCAATCAAATGAATACCGAAACATCCAATAAGCTTATTGCTTACCTTATGAAAAACAAACACTGGAGTCCCCTAGAAATGGTGGATTTTACAATGGAAATTGTTACTTCTCGGGCCATTGCTGCGCAAATCCTAAGGCATTGGTCATTTAGTTTCCAGGAATTCTCTCAACGGTATGCCAAAGTAACTGAAATGGAACCCATCCAATTAAGATTACAGGCACAATCAAACCGGCAATCTTCCCTAGAAGAATGTAATCCAATCCTTAAAAACAATTCATCCGCCATGGATGCCATTAATGATTATTTACAAGCTGGCCAATCTTTATACAATCAATTATTGGATGCCGATGTTGCTAAGGAATGTGCTCGTATGATTTTACCATTAACTATTGGAACCAAAATTTATATGAAGGGTAGTGTAAGGGAGTGGGTTCATTATCTAACAACCCGTTGTGATTCTCATACCCAATTAGAACACAGGGAAATTGCCTTAGCTATTCAACAACATTTTATAACCTTATTCCCAAATATTTCTTCGGGGTTAAATTGGATATCAGATGCTAACGGATAATGATAAAATATTATTGGGCAAATACCATGGTAATAAATTAGTAGATGTGCCAGCTTCTTATCTACTATGGCTTTGGGATCAAGAATGGTTTCAAAAATCCAAATTTACCCATGAATCTCAAATCCGAGAATATATCCAGGATAATTTACAAGTTCTAAGAAAAGAAATTAACTAATAATTGGGTGTTATCATAGTAAACGTAGTACTACAGCGCTAGTGATTGCTTATACTGCTTTAGGAATATCATTAATTAATCTAATACAATGGATGTTAAAAATTACCTGGTAGATACGGAAAAATCACAACCTTTTAAATATACCCCCTCACCACATATATGGGGTATGCTGGTTGATTGGGATAATCATTACAGGGAAGCCCAACAAAAATTTAACATCACAAAACATAAAAGGCCCCATGACAATATAGATACCCTGTTTAATTTAAGGGAAAATATTGATATTGAGGGTAATTTAAAAATAAAGGATACATTTATAAAAGCTTATGGCCATTGGTATTTTAAAATAAATTTACTAATTTTATCCAATAATTGGGATTATAGATTTGAAATATACCTTGAAGTAAAGAAAATGATCAATGATTTAAGACCTTTAACATTTGCTTTTAATCTCCAATGCCAAAAGATAGAGAATGGCAAATTTACCGAAATATTTAAACCCTTTAATATTTAAGCTATGTATGTACAAGAATATGAATTACCTAATCCAATTACACATCCCCATCTAGCCTTGGTAACCCAATCATATATTGTTGACCATAGGTATTTGGTGTATTTATCCAGACCATCAATAAAGAGAAATGATGTGGTTGTAATATGTACCCATTTAAGAATAAGGTATAGGGATAGGAAATTAAAAGATATACCCTATTCTGAATTATTTGCCATTAAAAATTCCTTATTTGGTAAGGAGATAGAAGCTATAATGGTTTTTCCAAAAGAATCTGACCATATTGATAATTCCCATACTTATCATTTATTCTGTTGGGATGGAATGAATGTACCTAATCTAAAGAAAATGTATACATATCAATCTGCCGGGGTAGATAAAGGCACAGTTAATATTATTGATGATACAAATTTAAAATTAAGGCATCCTGGATTATTAGTTGAAAATAGGCTAAGAGAAGCTATATCAAAGATGAAGGAAACTAAATCCACATTGGATTTTTGGATTGGGGACTGTAAAGAATGTAATAACCAAATACATTTAAGTGATAATTTACCCCAATGCCAATATTGCTTTCAAACCATTAAAGAGGGGGAATCCTGTACCAGTGATTTATGTACCGGTAAAATTAGATAGCTGTTTTGGTATTTGATTAAATTGTATTAATTTTATCTATCTGAAAAAGAAATTAATTAGTGATAATGTAATATAACATGAACCCGAGATTACAATCAAAAATAGAAACCCTATTGGATCTTCCATCGGATAAATTAACGGAACAATTCATAAGAAGGATTATTATTAAGGAATTACAATTTCAGTTGTTTAATAAGGTGGGGAGAAATTTACCTGCTAATTTTGTAACGTCAATAAAATTTGATATCATTGGTAACATCATAATACCCTTAAATTTGTATACCGGGATAATGCTCTATACAGAAGATTTTGAATTACCCACCGTTGTATCCGAAGAATTAATGGAATACGAAAATCAACATGCTAGGTTTATATTTTGCCCTGGAGTAAAGGATGGGGAAAGATGGCTTGAAGAGCCAAAGCTTATGGTAATATTAAGATGTATGGTATGTAAAATATATAGTCCATATGATCCATCATGCCTAATAAAAATAATCCCTAATAAATCTATAAACTAAAAGATTATGAAGATAACAAATAAAGTGGTATTGGAATTAGAGGATAAAGATTTCTTTAATCCGGAAAGATCAACAAATGTTAGAGGTAGAAGGATTAATATAATTCTTATCAATAAAGCCGATGCCCCCAAATGGGATAAGGATATGGAATTAAAGAGTATGGTGTTGCCAAACCTAAATAGGGGTGGTATGATATTATTCTTATAGTTTGATGATCAGCGATTGAAGTGATTTGATTTGTTTTCATTTCAAGGTAGCTGTTCACTGGGGATCTCATTAAGTTGGGATCCCCTTATTGTGTGATATAAAATTCCTGGTAGAAAATTTTTTGTTTGTGATTTGGGAAAGATTTTAAGGTGTATTAGGGCCCAGTTGTGATTTGTGATTTGTGGGATTAAGGATGTGACCTATACCATTTTTCGGGTAGGGAATTGTCCTGTAAGTAGGTTTAAAGATTAAGATAGCGAAATTTTCCTGTAAGGTAAAGTAGGGGTTCCGGAAGTGGAAATGGCCTTCGGTGGATCATATACGGGAAAAATAAATATCCCGAATAGGGGATATTTATTTATAAATTAATAATTTTATTTTTTATTTTGTTAAAGATTCTTTTGCGATCTTTAAAACCCGTTCATAGTCTTGGATAGCTAGTTCATCAGTAACGTTTGTTAAACTTTTTAAAGAAAAATCATTTAAAATGTATTCTTTTTTGTAAAAAGAAATAAATTCTCTAGATAACTTTTTTATTTCTTCTTTATTTTTTTCAACAAAAAATTTGTTAGCAAAAAGTTTTAAATCCCTACGAATTTTGTTTCTTTTTTTCTTTTCGTCTTTTGCAGAAAGCTTATTTTTTTTATCAGCGATTGAATTTTCGAGTTGAAAACGATATAAGTAGTTTTTTTCTTTTACTGCGGTTGAACGATCTTTTTCAGCTGCTTTTTTTACTACTGCTGCTGCATTAGCACTATCAATAGCTTTTTCATTTTTTGAAACTTTTGCGCTTTGCGCTTTTTTTTCATTTTTTACTTTGTTTTCCATTTTTTTTAGAGTTTTAAAAAGTTTAACTTATTATTTATTTATATATATATAACGTAAAGATAAAAAAAAGATACAGAAAAAATTAAAATAAATTTATTATTTCGAATTTTGTTAACACTGCTGCTATTGCAGCAGATACAGCAATAAAAATAAATAAATAAAAATTAGTTTTGTTATTATTTTTTTTAAGCTGGTAAGTTTTTTTTTGCGTAAATGAAATTTCGAGAATTTCGTTTTTTACGGACTTGGGAAGTGTTTTCATTTTTTTTAGAGTTTTAAAAAGTTTAACTTATTATTTATTTATATATATATAACGTAAAGATAAAAAAAAGATACAGAAAAAAAAATTATTTTTATAAAAATGGTGGGTTGGGTACCCTGCCATAATCTCCGGGCCATAAATAGGATTTGGCATAAAAGGTTTTAAGGAAGTTATGAACGGGCCTTTATTAATGGGGTAGGGGCCTAACTTGGCGGCTAAAGTAATTTTTGGCCTAATTATTTTCCCACCCAAATCTCTCTTTGTAGCGCATATAGGCCATACCTTATTATCTGAACCAATAATATGGCTGTATATGGTATATATCCTTATTATCCACACATGTTCTCGCCCGCATAAACTATAACGCGTTCATTCGCGTTGCTATTAGGATTAATGGGTTATGGGTAGGGATGGGGGGTTAGGCCTATATTAGCTCTAATCCTTTTATATATACCATAATGCCTTATACCTATATGGAAAGGTTGCGTTATGACTTAGGATAAGGCTAATATAGGCCATACCAAATATCCCACAACAAAGCCCTAAGTGAATAGGGCTAAGGAAGGTTATTTTAAACATTATATTTATAGGATTTGAAATATTCGGGTTCATTGCCTTGGATTGAATATATCCTTGGAAAATCCAAATCATTAATAAACCTTGTTTCATCTTGAATAGAACCAATATCATTATTAGTGGAGTTATATTCGGAAGCTAATACCTTAAACATATAAGCTTCATCATCCTCAGCTATATATTGAACTTCCCTGTTATAACCTTCATGGTCGGTAAGTAGATAGTTTTTACCTATCTCAAGATTCTTAAATCGGATTGGGTTATTAGGCTTTTTCATGATTTCTAGGTTTTAATCATTAATATTTTATAATACAAATATAGGAATAAAAGGTACCATACAAAGAAGGCCTTAGAAAATTAAATCTAAGGCCTATTACCTAATCCGATTTGGCCTATCCTGGCGATATTAAGGTACCCAACAAGCCGACTGAAAATATATAATCCTATTCAGGTAAAAAGGTTTCTTCATCAATATTTTCTTCTATGGATCTACGACTTTCATGGTGATTGGATTTGGTTTTAGGTCCTTCTAATAAGGTCATTCCATCTGTATTAGACATTGCCTGTTTGGTTGCTAGGACTTCGGGTTGTGAATCCAAATCATGTGCCTTTCTGAGATGAAGGTAATCATTAGGATTATAGGATATGGTACCTAATCCTTGTTCATGGATTATGTTTAAGGCCTCATTAATCCCTATTGCCTTCATTGCGGGATTTGTTTGGGATAGGTTAGGATTAAGGTAATTGTTTTGTTGGAAATTAAGGCCATTTTGGTAAGGATTATGGCCTGATAAAGCCTTACTAATATCTACCATTCCCTTAATGCCATCTAAGTTTAATTTGAGTGCTTCATTAACACTGGATGAAATATATGGTTTATAGGAAGAGCCCTGGGAGGCCTGTAAAAGCTGCAATTGTTGGCTTACTAAGGCCTGATGTTCCAAGATTTTTTCTAAACCCAAAAAATCTAAAGCCCCTTTTATCCTATCCCCTGTTCCTAACATTACCTTACTCATCTTTGAATTATATTCCAAATATGCTTTCATTATCTTGGTATTTGATACGTTTAAATAATCTGCCAATGTAGATATAGTTAACTTCTTTCCTTTTACTTGTATATTAGTTGATAACATGTATTGGATAATACGTTCGAGAAGATCTGGGTTAATATTCTGTTTTAGATGGTTAGCTTGTTGGGCTAGTAAGGTAATACCGAATGGTCTAGGTACCCTTTTTAGCTTATTATCTTTTACTTTCTTTTGTCTTATTTTATTTCTTTTCGGATTATCTTGCTTTCTCATGAGATTAGGTATTACATTAGTAATACCTAAATAGTTGATAGCCTGAATTGGTGGGAGTTAATGCTAGTTTGGGAGGGTTATATGTATTCTAATATAGATAAAGATTTTGGTTACGCTGGTAATGGTTACATAGTTAATTGTAATATCCCTATCTGTCTTATTCTTTTGTTTTAGATGGTTAATTATTTCCTGTGTTAAGGTACCTTTATTAAAAAGGTCTTTATAAACCTTTGGATGGATCCTTAATTTTTGGAATGGGGTTATTGGTTTGGAATTTAACATGGGGTTAGTTATATTTAAAGGTTAGGTTTCTATTAATAACCCTTATAGTTTGAGAGAACATCTGTTTAGTTTCATTAAGCATTTGTAGATCGCTTTTAGATAGTTCTAGCGAGAGTTTTAATGTTGTTATTAATTGTTCGTCAATTTCTTTCACTTTTGTATCTAGAAACTGTATGTTTAGTAACCTACGGAACAATTGGACTTCGGGGTCATTGAGATTAAAGTCAATATAATGTTGCCCAATTTCTTTATAGAAGGCATTTATTTTGGTTATATTGAAATGAGGATTTGGTTTCATGATTTTAGAGTTTTTAGGCATTGGTTAAATAGATTTAATAAGGTATATCCATAAACGTCATTAGTTTAGTTTTTATAATGGAATATTTACCCCCCTATTCTTCGGTTGATTTGATTACTGGTTTTTAGGATTTAAAGGCTATTGATTATCTATAAATTGTATCCAATCATTAAAAGGGAACATAACTGAATCACCCGGGATATTTACCCATAACTTGCCTTTATCCAAATAAAAATCTACATCTACCTCTTTTTTGCCATTATCATAAAAACCATAATCAAAGAATACTTCAAAGGCACATTGTTTTTTAAGAAATCTTAGGATTCCCTTGGGACCTGAATAAAATATCTTTTCTTCAGCGGTATATACCGGTAATTCGATTATTTCACCTTTACCAATGATCGAAAGATGTTTGGATAGTTTATTCCAAGCGGCCATTGATAGTTTATCCTTCAAATAATCAGTAAGCATTATGTGGATTAATTTTTTAGTATCTGGGGCTTCCATGATTTTAGATTTAAAGATTATTATCTGATTTTATTTGGTTTCTAAGTTGGGTAAAACCCCTTTTATGTTTTAATTCCCCACCATCTCTTATCCAATCTTCTTCATAATAATCATCTATTGCCGGCATATTATTGGTGTGGGTAAAATAATATTTATTTCGAAAGGTAATACCAATTAGGTACCTCCCATACCCCGCTGGGCTACAAGTGTCAAGTATATATTTCATGTTATTTAGGGTTTTATTTGTAATTATTGTAATCCTTAGTCCATTGGATAACCTGATCTATATTACTCAATAATTGTAAAGGATGTCCTTTATCCAATTTGATTAATAATTCTATTCCATAACCTTTGGTAAATTTCCTGATAACAACCTGAGTAGGGGACATTCCTGCTATAATGGAATTTTTAAACCCTCCTCTATATATTCCCTGATCCTTATCATTACCGGTAATGGCTTCTAATTTAGATTTTAATTGATTTTCTGTCATAATTTCTAGGTTTTAATTATTAATATTTTATAATACAAATATAGGAATAATATTAACTGATAGGCAAAGAGCCTTGTGAATTTCTTATAGGCGGTAGGAATGTGGATATAATGGTTTTGGCAATCTTATATGGAATAAGATATAAAGGATAGGATTGAGGTTGCTTTAATTGAATCCTTTTACCATCCGGAAAACTAGTGGATTGAATATTTCCCATTTTAATGGGTTTATAATCATATTCTGGGCATGAAAGCCTTATTTCTCTGATATCCTCAATTAGGGTTCGATTGATACGTGTAGTGGTCATATTAGTTGGTTTTAGGTTTATATTCAAGTTCAAATTTGGAGGCTACCAATTTAAATTGATATTCCCAATGATCAATTTTATGGGAATCATGAACTGATTGAAGATTCGATATAAGTTCCCAATGTGCATCTGGTACTTCTCGATTATCTTTTAGAATAAACCATGTACGATGCTTAGAGTTTAAATCCCGATATTCCTCATCCGACATTAAGCAACCGGCAGCACATGATAATAGATTATTGCTTGTCCTATAAACACATTTTGTTTTTTCCATAGCTGCTATACCTTGATGTCTTAGATGGTTTACCACCTGGTCAAATACCTGTTGAGGTGTAGCTTCGTGTAATGTGGCTAATATTATCATGATATGTGGTAATTTAAAATATTTATAGCTTTAATTATAATAGGATAATTATTTATTAAACCCATTACCTTATTCGGATCTAAACCAAGTTTTCTCATTTTAATGGCAATAATGTAATTTTGACATTGGGTTATCTCCTCGGGAGTTAGGTTATATTGTTGACATATTTCTCCAAAGTTTCTCATTATTTCTGGATTTTATTAGTTAAATCCCTTATTTCATTCCTTAATAATTCGGTATGAAGGATTATAAGGTTTAATTGGCTAAGGTGAGGATCATCATCATTTTGTTCATATAAGCCATATAATTCTTCTTTATCGGCTTGTAAATGCTTTAACAAATTTTCGGCTTTTTCTAATTTTTCTGCCATTAAGGCCTTGAATAGTTCTGATACCATAATATTAGGATTTAAGAAATAGTTTTACAAAGGCTATAATTGTATTTTTGAAATGGTCCTTACCCCGTCCTGAACTAGGAGCATCATAAGCAGCAGCATAAGCAGCAGCATCAGCAGCATAAGCAGCATCAGCAGCAGCAGCATCAGCAGCAGCAGCAGCATAAGCATAAGCAGCAGCATCAGCAGCATAAGCAGCAGCATCAGCAGCATAAGCAGCAGCATCAGCAGCAGCAGCAGCATAAGCAAGTTGGCGCTTATCTCTCAATTCATTAATCCCTATTGTACCCTTCAAATAGGCCTTTGCTGCCTCTATAGCCTGCCTTGGTGCCTTATTACCAGGGTATTTATTCTCGTATATTACCAGGGTTATTTCTGCTATTCCAATACAAAGCCATTTCTTTTGCCCCGAGTCTAACTCACATTGGTTTCTTACAAACCATAGTTTATCTTTTAATGGTATTTCACTATCCAAGATGGTATCTATGTTAATTTCTGGTTGTCCTATAAAGGACAATTTTTGAACTTGTTCCCGATTATAGCATCCCCTGTTGGTTAGGATATCGATTGGGGTAAAATTTGTTTTCATGATTATATTAGGATTTTATCGGTTTGATTATTAACTTCTATAAGCTTGTCATTTACCAATCCCATATATAGCTCATTACAGGGTCGGTGTATATAATTATGAATATTAGTCTCAGATATATCCATATTGAAGATTTCCATTAAATCCTTGGTATCTTCCGAGTCGTGTAGCATATTCAATTGTAGAAAGTCTTTGAATATCTTCTGTAAGAGTTTTAGTTTCTCTGTTGGAGTGTTTGCCCATTTCTGGTTCTTATCAATTCCCAATCTTCTTTGGGTTTTATATTCAGCTTTTTCAGATGTGGTAAGGTTTTTGTAATTAATCCTTATCTCACCTATACTGGGTCTTTTGGATTTCTTAGCCATAATTTTAGAGTTTTTAATTAATACTAATTATTTATAATGCAAATATAATGGGTATTTAACCTTTTATACCTATAGCCCGAAAAGAATTTAAAACCCTATATTCACAGCCTTTATAATGTACCTTAACAAATTCCCTTACCCTAGACCTACCCTTTTGTGGTATAACTGTCTTGGTATATGGTAAAGATATAATAATCAATAAAATAGGATCATCACCTTTTCTTACGGTTAATAATTCCCAACCATTATTAGTGGTTAAATTCAATAGGTATGAATTATCAGCTAGATAGGCATTTTTACCTATATCTTCAGCTGTTGCCCTTAGATTACGTTTTCCACCTTCTATATTTTTTCTTACGGCCATTTTTTATATGATTTATCCTGGTTAGTATATTTTTCAATTAATTGGGTATCCATAAATCCACCTGATTTTGGTAATTTAACCTTAAACCACCTACCTTGCCTATTGGGTGTTTGTTCATATAAAAATTGAACTTTGCATTTAAAGTTTATATGCCAAACTATTTCGTCGGGAGTAAAAATTTCTTTGGGTATGGATTTCTTTTTCATCATAATCATTTCTAGGGATGTGTTAAGGTTATGACTTTATAGGGGGTTAATGAACCAGGTAAGCCTTCCAATTCTTTGCTAACCTTTTTGGCTAGGCTAATTGCCATGGGACAAATCTTTTTTAAATCTTCTTCCCTATAGCAAGTTCCACGATGACCGGTTGGTAAGCTAAATATATAATATGGTGAACCCTTACCTGAAGCAACTAGGGTAATTCCCAATTTTGGTATAGATAAATCTAAAGATTTAATTATTGCTTTGACTAATATTGTTTCCATAAATTTCATATTTTATATTTTATAGGGTAAAATTAATTGATAATTAACCTATATGAAAGGAGCTTAGGAAATAAAATCACAAAAGGAATCCCGGTAGGAAACTCTAATAACCTTGCCGGGATTCTGTTCAAGTAATGAACCCAATGTTTAACCATGGCATTAGACCCTTTACTATCTTTAGTAGTCCTTAGCGGACAGGTAATTTGCTTTCTTGAAGGTGGTTAATTCTTTTTCCACTTTGGCTTCAGTAATACCTTCAAGCTTTCCTTTCTTTGCCAAATTCAGATTCTTTTCAAGCTTTGTCAACGTTTTCCGGGCTTTGGTTCTGAAAGCTTTACGTTTTTCGATTGTATCGCAATCTTCAGGGTATTTATATACCAGATTCTTTTTATCCGTAATCTTTTTAACAAGGGCTGTGGTATTTGCCTTATCAACCTTGTTTTCCTGTTGTTTTTTGGTTTTAAGTTTTGCAATTTTTTCTTTTGAAGCTTTCATTACTTTGGTATCTGCTACAATTGCTAATAGGGTGATACCCGGGATTAAATTTTTCATGGCTTGTTTTTTTAAGGTTATTATTAATATTTAATTATACTGCAAATTTATAATGTATTAAACCCATACAAAAGGAGCTTAGGAATTATTTTCCTGTAAAAACTAAGGCCAAAATTGGTTCCTCTTCATCAGCTTCTTCCTCGGTTGAGGGAGAGATGGTTAATTCCCCAACATAGCCAGAATATGATATTGCCATATCCAATATATTATCCCCACTTACTGGAATTACCACTTGGGTATTACTTCTATCCCCATGGTTATATTTAAAGGTAACAGGAAGGTCATCATCGAAGGAATCAAGTAATTCTTTTAATTCCCTAACCGTTATCGCTTTGGATAACTTTTGTTTAATTTGTTCTTTTGTCATGGTTTTAAGATTTTATATTTATAGGATAAAATTAATATAAATATGTACCATACAAAAGGAGCTTAGGAAATATTTATTTTCGGCCTTCGGGATTTAAATCATGAATGAGGTAATTGTTAATTTTAAGGCTTATCTCCCAGGCCAACAAAACGAATTGCTCATAATGATCAGCTTTTGCCTCATGTTTGTGAAAGAATTTTTTATGGTAGGGTGGATTTGTTTTATATCCACCTATTATTAGATGGCCTAATTCATGGGATACATAAGATAGGATTAATTTTAAATCAGCCCGATAATGAAATAGAAGAACTATCTCATTGACATCTTTATCCAAAAAAGCATAGGCATCAGCAAAATTTTTGGTGAATCTTTTTCTTAAATATTCTTGGATAATATTTTCTTTTCTTTTGGAAAATGCTAAAGCTGATTTTGGATAATTATGATAATAGGCTTTCCTATCAGTATAAATGATAATAGAATGTCCCTTGTGTTTAAATTCATGGGGGGTATTATTTTTAGGCATTTCCTTCAGAATTATGGTATTTATATGTGTTACCCTTATTTTTCCTTCTGATTTGAAATTTGGATAACTTATTTAATCGGCAATTTATTTTTCGTGTTCTTTGATTAAATTGGGATTTAATTTATATGCCCAGGTTGAAATATTACCTTTCTTTATATTATGAAAGTATATATTCCTTTTAGGCTTTCTTATTAAAAGATTTGTTGAATGATACAGTTTACTAAGGATACTGGATAATTTAGATATTTCTGTTCTGGTATAATTACCATCTTTGTATAGGTTTTTAGCTAGGGATATTGAAGTAAACCATAAGCCAGTTCCCATAAATGGTTGAATCATTTCCCAATCTCTTAATCTGGCTGGTGTTAAAGGTTTTGATAATCTATCCTGGGATATTAATCTGTATGGATTTATCCATACAGATTGGGCATTTATTGCCTGAATAGGTGAGTTAATACTTTTTTTCATTTAATGGTTTGTTCTATATGAGTTAATCCCTGAATTATGATAAGACAGGCTGTTACAATTAGGGTAATTAATTTCCAAATTTGTATATCCAATAAAAATACCTGAATTCCCAATAAAGAGGATATTCCAAATATAAGTAGAAATAAACCCCATATAAATTTTCTATTTTCCATATTTTTTCTTAGGCAAAAGGCTCGTTATCACTTGGGGGTTTATTAAAAATATTATAGCCACAAAAATTATTATTAAAATCATGTTAAAAGGTTTTGGTTTAAGTTATTTGTATTTAACCCTTTATTAATATCCATGCTATATCCAGCTCTAAAACCCTTTTGTTTCCCATCTTCAGATTTAGAATTTCCCCTGCTACTACCTTTACCCTTTGTAAGTTGAATATTCTGATCTATATATTTCTGTATAGCATCAGATTTGATATGGATTAGGTCTGTTATGGGATTATTTCCCTGGCTTAACTTTGGTATAGCCTCTATTTCCATTAGATCTCTTTGTTCTTTAAGTTTTTTATAAATCCCAGTTACGGCTCCCGATAAGAATCCCCGGATAAAAGTATTTTTCTTTTCCCTTTCCTGTATCGAATTAAATAATGAATCATCTTTGTACCTATGGGCAGCAACCTTCATCATTTCTGTTTTCTGCTCATATTCTTTCCAAGCTTGTTTAGCTAGGGGTCTTATTCTTGAAATAAGCTGATCAATAATATATTGAGCCATTTCTATATTGATTTTCTCCCCAATAATTTTTATCCCCAGTATTTCTTTAGGTTTTCCGTTTCCTGTAAAATGCCTATCTCGCCAAGCCCACCAAGTATTTGAATCATAATTGGGATCATTTACATTGCTTATGGGTCTTGGATCAATTTCGGAATAAACATTAGATGACCATTGGGATAAGTTAATTGCTCTACAGAAATTGTATCTGCAGATACCATGATATAATAACCTTATCCAATCTCCTTCATTCTTTACTAATATCTTATCTGCCCCAACCTCATTATCATCCACCTTTGGCTTATCTTCCAAATCTATATCTGACATGGAAAGGTTGTATTTCATCATGAGCTCTGCTACTCTTTGTGTGGCATTTTCCAATTCCGCCAATGAATCTCTTTTCTTTGCATCAGCCTGAAAAGCCAATAGGATTTTTATCCTTTTTAGGATATCTTCTGGAATTTCTTTATTTTCTGCCATTTTTTAGGATTTTAATTTCAATTGGATGTAATAATCCGGGGATTTTAAATGAATATCCATTTTTAAGGATAACCCATTTAGCCGGGCTAGCCATAGCAGGATACTTTTTACCTATATATGTATGAATCTCATCCCAAGTTAGTTTATCCGCTAGCTTAATGGATTTAAAACCCATACCTTTCTTTTTTGAGTACCTGGCAAGTTTTGCAGATATATTATATAATCTTTCATTTACACCTAACCCCATGATTGTTTCTTTATAAATTGTTTTGGTAAAATTAAGTATTAAAATAGGTTTTCCCTATTAGCCCTTGTTTTTCTGGGATATAAAACATTGGAGTTAATGTGCGGTTTTATTTTAATACTTGTAACATTACCTTTTAATTTAGCTGCCCATTTAGCCTTTACTTCTTCAATCTTATTTGGATCTTCCACAAAAACTTTAGTACGATCATTTATCTGAACCCATACTCCTTTGGATTTTACCTCTTCTTTAATTTTAGCTTGTGCCCATCTTTTATGACATACCTGGCCACAAAAGTTAGAATTATCCAACCCTAATTTCCTTTTACATTGTAGGCATCTGTTTTCCATTAACTTTCTTTGATATGGGGCCTTTTTGTTATTTGATGTTTTCATTATTGCTAGTGATTTTCTGTAAAAAACTTTTGTGATTTATATACTTCATAAATAGAATCTGCTAGAATGCTTAATTCCTTGCGGCATTCAACTTGTTTAAAGTTCTTACTTAGATTATACATTATCCTATATTGTCGGTAATATTTTACCTTACGATGTAGGTAATCCAATGATAAGCCAAAAAGGAAAATTAAAATTAAGGATAGAAATAAGCCTATAATAAATAGGAAAATTTTGAGATCATTTGACATAGTTAGAGTTTAAATTTATTGGTCATATTCTGTTCTTATTATCTCCCTTACATCATCTTCAGTAAGTGGGGTTTCTTGTTCCTGTTGTTGAATCCACATTTGTTCTGTGGCTTTGTTATCTCTTAATTTGAAATCTTTACCGGCAGGTCGGATCCATTTTATTTTCTGGGGCTTTTCTGGGGGTTGTGTTGTTGAAGGAGGGTTATTTATAGGGTACCAATGTCCCCCGGTAAAAATCATATCCTTAACTGAATCCGGAGTTATAAATTTATTATTTTCCCAATCATAGGTATTGGGATTATAATTATTGGATTTAGGTTTATCTGGTTTTATTGGGGTATTCCGGGTTAATAGATATCCACCTATTACTATAGTAAATAGGATAATGTAATTAAATTTGAGCATAAATTTCATATTTTGATTTAAGGTAAAATTAATTGATAATTAACCTATATGAAAGGAGCTTGAGAAATAAAAATCACTTTAATTGGATTATACCCGCCTGATGATTAATAAAGAATTCCATCCCATTTACTTCTATTATCTGTAATTGGTATCTTATTTGATTGTATCACAATTAATGGTGTGTTCGATATAAATAAACCCTTCCTCATCCGTATAGGATATAACAGATTCGATATGTTGACTACCGATAGTTTTACAAGAGCCCATCAGGAATAATGTGATCAGGGTTAGGATGAAGAAGGGTTTCATATCTCTAAGTTTATTTTCCCAAATTAAAAATAACTTGAACTATCTTACATATACCAAAAATATGTGATAGGCAGTATATTGGTTTGATTAATACTAGCATTATTTGGAAATGTTTTACCCTGATCTAAGCTATGAGAGTAAAATAATGTAAGGAGATTACCAATCCCCATTATATATACCATAACCAATAATGTAATTAAAGCTTCATACATTATCCTCTTGTTAGTTTAATTGTTTTTACCTTTTGGCTCTCTGTCAAGGGTTTAATGTGTTGTTCAAAGAATTTACCATGAGATTTAGCAGCCTTGAATGTAAACCATAATTCTGAAGGAAATGGGCTATATTCATAGCAACCGCCTTTATGGAAATCAATTCTACAAGTTTTACTATCCTTTTCATATCCGATTTGTTTAATCCGAGTAGAATCTACGGGGATCATTTCCGTTACAACCGAGGGGATATATTTCTCGGTTGATTTAGGTTTTTTAACTCTCTTTGTCTTTGTCATGTTTTTTTTGTTTTTAGGAAATATTCAGTTAATAAACCCATCATGATCCCTTTACAATGGATTGGCAATTAATAAGTATTGCCTTATTGGGATCAGTCCACCGTTGTTTTAAAAGGATTTGATACCCCATTGGATATACAAATATAACATTATCCGCCTTAAGCCAAAGATCATGTACGTTTTGTCTAAACATTTCTATGCCCTGAACCCTAAAATCCAAATTTGGGTCATTTACCTTTTGTTGGTAGTTATTGGTTAGATCATCCTCAGTAAGTTGGAGAATAGTAGTCATATTAATTGGGTAGTAGGTTAAAATTTTCGGATATTGATATTTTCTTCCAAAGATTGGTTTTGGCATCTTTATGACCCTTGTTTGAATATCGATGGTCAAAGTTGAGTAATATATGCTTAATGGATGCTAAATGGCGTGACCCTAGTGATACAATAGAATCGGGTTTAGATTTTAGTTTATCAAACACCCTTAGCATTTCTGAGATATCTGAATTAACCTTTAGGTTATCTATTTCTATACCAATTTTATCTGCATATTTTTTACATCCGTTTTGGGAGGAGATTCTGAGGAGAGATTTTATTTGGATTTCACAAATATCCTCAATAATTTGTTCTTGTTCTAAAGTTAAAATGGCTTTCAGCATAGGAAGAATTTTTTTTTAAATAAGGGTATGGGAGAATTACTGACCAAATGGGTGCGGCTCTAAACCATCGGGTACTTGCATATTCTCCCACCCCTTTCATACGCCCTTGGCAGGCGATAATCCCTAATGTGTTCTTTTTAAAATCTCTTTACGAATGGGTTTATATTGAGCCATTGCCTTAATAAATGAGGATACCGAACCATCGAAATGAATACCATGTTTTCTGAAAAGATTAATCTGGGTTTTAGATGGTCCCTTTCTATCCACCATTGCTTTGGGTTTTTCATCTTTTACTTTGGGTACTTTGATTTCTGATTTTTTAACTTTTGCTTTTCCCCGGGTTATTTTTTTATTGTCTTTTTTGGGACTAACATTTTGGGGTTTTTGTGATTCAGTTTTTGCCATGATATTTATATATTTGATTTAAGCAAAATTACTAATTTTATTTTAATAGAAATCCCAGCTACAGAAATAAATATCTTAGGTAGAGGTTACCTTATTTTCTTTATCAACGGCTGGTTTCCACCTTTCAAAGAATTTGGTTGGTTTTAATTCTGGATTTAATTTCATCTTTCTTATCTCCAGGGAATATCTATCCCTCTCATCTTGAACCATAAAATGGGGGAATCTTAGGTGGGCAATTTTCTTAAAATTTATACTGGATTTCTTAGCCCATGGTAAGGTAATCTTTTCTGAAAATTTTCCATAGGTATAGATTTTAAATACCCCTGGTTTACCAATAAAGTCCAGGGCAATTACAAGTTGAGGATCATATTTATCGGCCTTTGGATCTTTACCTTCTTTAAGAAGTCTGATCATGTATTGGAATTTATCCTCATGAGCTGATTGCTCAGTTCCTTTAGCACAAGGTATTTCTGTACCAATCTCCCTGTCAAGTATAAATTGTGCTGTTACGAATTTAAACCCTCTTTCACGAAGATATTTGATTACCTCATCTTGGATTTTAAATTCCTTTACTTCTTTGATGACCTGAACAATAGGCTCAATATCCACTTCCGGAGTTTTGGATTTCTTTATTTTTTCAGGGATGGGTAAATCTCCCAGGAATTTATCCAGATAAGATTTGAAAGAATTAATATCAGTCTGATCTCTTAGGGTAATTTCCATGCTTATGGGTCCTTTATGCTTTTCAGATGGGCCATTATAGAATTCTGTATCCTGATCAACCAGCCTATCCTTTAAGACTATGAGATTTGAATCAAGGGATTTTATACGCATCTTTGCTTTCATTGGCTTTGAATTTATAAGTTAAAACTAAGAAAGGGCACCGTGCTAAATACGGATACCCTTTCTATTGGAAGAATAAATTAGTGGAGCGTCTAATCTTCTTCTTCCTCTTCTTCTGTTTCTTTTTCCGCTTTTTTGGATTTACCGGCTTTTTTATCCGATTTTGCATCCTTATCTTTGGATTTCTTTTTATCCTTTCCTTCACCTTTTTCGGCTTTAAGGGCTGCCTTTGCTTCAGCTTTTACCCGAGCTCTTTCGGTTGTACGGAACTTCTTTTTATCCTCCGCTGTTACGCAATCTTCGGGATACTCATATTTGGATACTCTTTCAACTTTTTCCTTTTTTTCTTTTGGTGGCTTGGCAGCTTTCTCTGCTTTAGCAACTTTCTTTTCCCAATTGGATTTTTTTGTTGCCAATGCCTCATCTGAAGGAACTTCTTCCTCTTTCAGGTTGTTGGTTTTAAGGAATTTTTTGTAATTCTTTTTTACTTCAGCCAATACCTCCTTGGGAGTTTGAGCTTCTGTAGTTTCGGCTGTTGCCTCTGCTTTTTTGGATTTTTCTTTTGACATTTGGATTTTTGTTTTTAAGTTAATAATCGGTATTTATGATGTGTTAGGATAAATTAATAGTTGAACTCCTCCTAATCCCTATTTTTCTGAACATTTACTAGATTTAAAATTCCCGGCTGAACTTCCTTTACCTTTATATTGAAGGGGGAATGACCATATTTATACCTTATAAGCACTCTAGCCTCTTGCATAGTTATGGAAGTAAAATAAGTTTGGTATTCCATAATTTTCTCCTCTTGCTCCACTTTCCAAGCTATTACCACTATATTATTTGATATGCCCAAATTTAAAAGCTTATTTTTGTAATGCCCCAATTTATCCGATAATTGGGTAAATCTTTTATGGTAAATCCCCGCTCTATGTTTCCCGGGTGGATATTGAGCCTCTAAAGCTATTAAACTCTTTTGAGTTTCATTTATAATGTTTCCCCAATCTATAATCTTGTTTTCCATTACAAAGCTGTGTATAGGATTATTAAAAATAGCCAACTCATGATACCAGTGATTATGGCAAATAAATTACCCTGAAAGAATAGGCAATCAAGGATAAATGATTCTATAATTTTAAATAAATGATCCATGGTTATAAATTTAAGGTTCTTATTATCTCCCTTACATCATCTTCAGTAAGTGGGGTCATCGTGTTTGTAAAAGGTATAAATAATATCACCCCTTATGATAGAATTAATCCCAGAAGATAGGGGTAATGGGGTTGACGAGCTAATTTGCCAACCATTATAAAGGATTTTTTCTAACTCTTTAATAGAATTGTTAATACAATCATCATGACCTCTAAATTGGTATACCAAATGTTTCATTATCTTATGGATTTACAAAATTGTTTCAATTGGGTTTTCTTCTCGAAAGTTTAAGTTATCAGCCAAAATTGCCCGGGCTATAAATTCACTAGCAATAATATGGGATCCAAACCAGTCAGAAGAATGCCTGGCATTGGGGTTAATGCAATAATTCCAATTAGGTATTCTCCACCATCCTAACCTCATCCTTTCAACCTTAAATCTTTTTTCAAAAGGCCCAATAAATTCGAATCTTATTATCCTATACTGATGGGTTTTGGATTTATAAATTGTTGACATATTATTTGTATTTATTTGATAGGGTAAAATTAATACAATTTTCCTGATTAAAAAAGGAAAATATATTCGGCTATGATTTTTTGAAATTGGGGGGTAAAATAATGGTGGGAGTATTTTCTTTTATTGGCTCTAATTCAATGATAATCTCCGAGATAGCTTTCTGGAATTGTACGGCTTCTTTAGTTATGGTTTTATTAAGGTTTATTGTACCCTGTAAAGTTTCCCCATCCATTAAATCCTTTGGTCTTTGATCGGGTGGTAAGGATTGGATTTCCTTAAGAATCTCGGCTTTGTAATTAAAGGTATCTATAGCTGTATCAATGATTAGGTATAATGATACAGCTTCTTTTTGATTAAGATCAAGTTCTAGGGATGGAGATTCTTCACTCATGAAATTCTTCTTATCATGTTCCATAACATATAACAATTATCCCTTTCCTGTTTTGAGTAGGTAGGATCTATATGTTTTTCTAAGTATTTACATCTTAATTTCCAATATTCCTGGGAATTAAATTTAAGTTCTTTTATTTCTTTGATTAGTTCTTCCATGATATTTATCCGAGTTATGAAGTTTATTTTCCGTTAATAAAGTTTTGTAAAGTTTTTTTGTTTGTGAAATATACAGAGGGGGGCATTGTCATAGTAATTACCCTTTTATCATCTCTTTTGGTAATCAGTTTTTTGGTTGGTACCAAATCTGATTTTTCCAGGGTAACTAATTCCAATGCCTCTTTTGATTGGTAATATTCTATGGTTACCCAACCTTTTTTCTCTAATACCTGAGTTACACCCTTTACCACTAATTCCTTGATTTCCCCCGGTTTATTAGGGTCAAGGTAATAGATGAAATCATATTCTTCTAATTCACCAAATGTTTTTTCGGCATTATTTAATTCTTTAACCATTTATAAGGTCGGATTTAATGGTTGACATTGAAATTGGTTGCATTGAATTATTACCGGTTAATTGCTTAAAATAAATGATCCCAGTTTTAACTATCTCATCCATTTCCTCTTTGTTTAATTTAAAGGCAAATGTTACTGAACCTTCTGTTAGATTGTGATAAGCTGGTAAGGTTTCATATTCCTCCTGGAATTCAGCTATCCCTATATTTACTTCCGGAAATTCAATTGCTATCATGTTGTGGTGGTATCTATATTGGTTTGTATTTTGTCCTCACTGGGTAATGGTATTATAATGATATGGATATCTCTCTGAAAATCTTTGACAATATTATACCCCCCTATAAGTTTCTTATCATAAAGGTCTTCTACATAATCTTTTAATAAGGTATATACATCCATGAGTTTTTATATTAAGCGAAAAAGGGCATAGCTGGTAGTAGCTATGCCCCCCATTTGGAAGATTGAAATTATTTTTTCTTTTTCTTGGCAGACTTAGCAGCCGGCTTTTTCTTTTTAGATTTTTTGTCATCCTCATCCTCATCCTCATCCTCATCCTCATCTTCATCCTCATCTTCATCCTCATCCTCATCCTCATCTTCATCCTCATCTTCATCCTCATCCTCATCTTCATCTTCATCTTCATCTTCATCTTCATCTTCATCTTCATCTTCATCTTCATCTTCATCTTCATCTTTTTTCTTACCTTTTGCCTCTTTGGAAGGAGTTGCTGAAATAGGGGCGATTAATGCAAAGATAAATGTACCATCTTCAAAGGTAATTTTTGAAAAGGGACTGTTCTCAACAGTCTCAATTGATTTGATTTTCTTACCCACTAATGGGTTTTTTGTTGTTTTTGCCATGTGATTGGTTTTTTGTTGTTTTTAAGTTAATAATCAATAGTTTTCCTACTCAGTAATAATTTTATGTTCCACTGTGTAATCCCCATCTCCCAGAGATTTTACAATCTCTAATTCGGCATGGTTAAATGATGCTACCTTTTGGGCATTTAGGGCCAAACTTGTTTCATCAAATTCACCTTCTGAGGAACTTTCGGGTATTTCAACCTTTTCCCCATGTTTTAAGGTTGCTATGCCATTTTTTACAGTTACCGGAATATTGAATAATTTGATTTTCATGGTTTTTGTTTTATTTAAGAGTTTATAGTATCACTTATCTTTGGTTTCTTTGTTTCTTTGTTTCTAAAAAGGAAAAGCCCCAATAGGCATAATCTCTTATGAGGTATATGTCTGGCCTTTCTTGTTTAAATATCTGTACTAATTTTGCCATAACCATATCACAAAATTGTGATATGGTTAATTCAATGATTTCAGCATCTTTATAAATGGTAATGATTAATTCTTGTAGATCACCGTTAACCCTATTAAACATTAGACATCTAACCTTTGATCTTATAGGGGAATTAATATCCTTTTCAAATTTAGGATCATCCAGCCTAAAATAATAATGATTTGGGTTTCTTCCTTTCAATTGAAAGGAGTGTGCTTTCGAATTTGGCCATAGTTCCGATGCTTGAAGGATACTTAAGTTTTGGATGTTTTTTTCCGAAATGTCTTTCATAGAATTGATTTATCATGGGAATATTAATCCCCGGGTTTCTTATATATAATGTTTCTTTGGGTATTTGTTGGGGTTTACTATCCACATTTTTTATAAAATGTTTCCAGGTCATCCCAGATGATTCGGTTAATAAGTTAAAGGCTTTTAATGTTGTATAGGCAAATAGGCCATATTGCTTACTTCTATAAGATATGGTAAATTGTTTTAGGCAATTAGCAGAGTTTAATGATTTTCTAAGAAAGGCTCTAAAATTATTTCGATACCTTTTCTTTTTACGCCATGTATTACATTCTTTAGGATAAGCATATTTCTCGGGAAACATATCTTGGGTTATTTTTTTCTTAGATAATGGTATACCCCTTTCTAAAGCTTCTTCACCTTTAATAACCTCATAAAATATGGCCCCAGTCTTTAGAATTATATACCTATTTGCCAATTCTCTGGTTTTACATGAAAACCTTAATAAATATGGCTTTCTAAGATTAACCAATGAAAGAACATAGAATTTATCCATTTCTATGTTCTCACCATTTACTTTAAAATATCCCTGGGCATGCTTATACATTATTCTAAGGCTTCAATTGCTTTCTTTGCTCTTTTCATCCAGATTTTTATGGATTTATCTTTGGCATCTGCAAATATGGATTTTACTTTTGTGGTTGTTTCTTCTATGCTTAATCCCTCTTTTACGCATTGATATGTTAAGGCTTTTTTAGTACCTTTAAATATACCCATGGTTTCATCCTTCTCCCTCTTATCAGATGCCTTCTTAATTTTTTTGGGTCTTTTGATCTCTACATCCCCAGTTTCTTCATTTTCCTCTCCCACATATCCCATCTTTACAAATGGCTCACCCTCTTTGCCTAAAATCTTTAATTTGGCTAACCTCCATTCATCAAAGGCATCTAATCTTTTTGAATCTGTTATGGTTTCCCAATTTTTAATTAGCCAGGTTTGTAATTTCCCAATATCTGATTCTACCAGTATATCGGGATCCATTCCCCTTATAATACATGACTTCTGAAGATCAAGATAACGCATAGTTAATAACTCGGCATTAATCTTATCCAATTTCTTGTAGTAATCTAACCTTGTTTCCTCTGAGGAGAAGGGTTGTTTTGTTTTGGTTTTTGCCATGGTATATTGTTTTTATATTTAAGGTAAAATTAATAAATAGTTTTATATATGAATCGTGGCCTTAAATATAAAAATATTAGGTATTCTTATTTGACATGAACCATTGGAAATCATGATCTATACCGGCATTATCCAATACATATTTCCTTGTGGGGCTTATATTTTGGATAATATCATAATTTATGGCTTTTTTAGTTAATATCCTAAATTCTGGCCAAAATTTCTGGCCATCCCTACAATGCTTATAGTCCTTCTCAATATATAGGGTTATTATTTCCAAAAATCTTTTGGCATCACCGGCATCTCTAAAAATATAAAGAATAAGATTATTCATTACCCTTAAATTTTTGGTATTATTGGGTACAGCTATAATTTGGGTTAAGCTTAGGTCATTAACCGTTATTAATGGTAGGAAAAAACAATTCTTGGCCATACCCTTCCTCTTTACTTCATAGATCTGTTTTATCTTTAAAATTGATAACGGGTGTAAAGATGTAAATAAGTTTACTAGTTTCCTTAGTTTATGCTTATTTCGGCGTTTAAAAGCAGATGGTTCTTGAATTGATAAGGGTAGTATCCTAAAATTATTCCACCTATCAAAATCCATTATTAAATGGTATAGATTGTTATCTTGAACAAATTTAGAGCCTTTTAAACTTTGAACTTCCCTTAATATTTCTATCTCACGGGATTTAATCTTCCCATAGATATCTGATCCCATTTCTAATGTTGCTCTTTTAATTGGCAACCTGTTTTCCAGGGTAAATCTAATATATTGTTTAAAGTCCTTATCTAAGATTGATCCGACTGGGATTAGGTAATCGTATATTTCAAAATAATCGGTAAATAGTTTAAGGAATTTTTCGGCTCTTTGCCTTATTTCCAAATACTTATAATGGGCTTTACCCATTATTTCTCCGGCTTCCCAGGTAGATTTACCATGGGATAAAGATAATGATAAAGCCATCTTCTCCTCATCGGTTAGAATCTTCCAAGCTTTTTGTTGGGCTTTAGTCATCATACCTTAGGTAATTTTGGGCAGAGTTTTTACCCTTTATTTTTATATCCTCTAAACTCTTTTCCTTAAAATCTTTTTCATCAAATGTTCCCATATAGATGGTATAAAATACATTGTCAAATGATACGGCAATCTTTTTTAGAATACCCTCCAATTGTAATTCAACCTCTACCTCTTGTTTTCTGGAATTTACTTTTATAACATCGGCTGTCATACCCTCAAAAGGATAACCTTTTAGAATAATCATCATCCCAGGTTGTAGGTTATCAATATCATCCTTGGAATAAAGGTTATATTCCTTTTGGGCATCAACCAATCTCCTTATTTCTCCCGATGTTGCCAATGCTACTGGGATCATATCCTTCCTTATTAATGGCTCATTACCTTCTATTAATGAAGGCCTTGAGGTTATAATACTCTTGGTATCTTTTACCCAGGCATAAATAGCTGGAATATCTTTTTTCATTTCCTGAAGGAATTCAGATTCCAATTTCCTATTTGGGAGTTGAAAAAATCCATAGTTAAATAACAAAGGTACCTCTTCAAATATATCTTTTCCTTTAAATTGTTTTTTAAGGATTTTAACTGTTGGTATATAGGCCTTTACTTCCCGGTATTTATCAGGAAATTTAGATAAGTCCTTTTCTACCCTATCCATGAAATCCCTGTTTATATAGGCTATTGCCCAACTACAGTTTGGTTTTAATTTTAAGCCCATAGTTGTTTAATTATTTTGGAGGTTATTTTTTTAATCTGTTGATAATCCGTTTTAAATAAAAGGTTTGAATCCATGAATATGAGTTTGCCGAGTTTAAAATAGGGGTGTTTAGCTATGGGCATTAAACTTTTGATTTTTTTGAACTCGGAATACCTTATCACTATAATAAAAAATTCCTTTTTCATCCCATCATACCGCATCATTAGAAGAGGTAATTTTTTAGCTCTAATGGAATCTTCTACGCATTGTGGCCAAAATTCATGGGTTATTTTAGATTTAACCTGGGGCATTAGTAGATGTTCAAAATTGATATCAGAATAATTCTTTACCTCTATGGAGAAATCAAATCTATGGAGAGCATCTGTACAAACTATATCCCCGGATATATTTTCTGCTTTTTTCCATCTAAGACCCCCAGATGCCGGTACCCCAGCGAATTCAAGGTTTGTCCAAGATTTTAAAGCAATACGTGCAATCTTTTCTCCACGTTTACCTTTCTTCCTTGAGTTTATTTTGGCCATTGATATTGATTTAATAAATATAGTACCAATGGGTCAATACTGCTAGACTGCTAGATGGGTATTTCCATTTTTCTTTTTCAAATGGATTATATTGGAATGGGTGGGATTGAAATCCCTATGGTGGGTTATTATATGTACGGATTTACCCTGGGATTTTTGGGCTATAAGATTTGAAACAATTTCTATATTCTCGGGGTCAAGATTTTCAAAAACTTCATCCATTACCAATAAATTCATATCTTTATCTTGGCAGATAGTATCATGAACAGCAAAAGCAATACAAATATTTATAAGTTGCTGCTCCCCCCCCGAGAGATCATCATACATGCGGATATTATTTTTTTGTTCTAATGATATATAAAAATCCTTATTCGAAGATTCAAGGTCAACTCCGAAATTAATTTTGAAACCCAATACAGAAGCATATTGCTTTAAATTCCCATTTACAGATAAAAGCATCTGATCAAATATAAAGGCTTTTATACCAGAATTTGATAGGGGATCTTTTATAAGCCAATTTAAAATCTCTATATCCTTTCTTAATCTGGTTATTTCTTCTTTAGATTTTACTATAGAGATTTTAAGTTTTTTCTTCTTACCATAAAACCAGCTCATATCATTGGGTAATTTTTCTTCCCTAATTTTTAATATTCCCGAGTCTATATCTCTTATTTTATTTTGGGTATGGCTCAGCTTTTGAAAATAATTCTCATGTTCAGCTTTCTTATCCGATAATTTATTGGTAATATTACAAATCCTATCTTTTATGGCCACCTTCTTTTTATCTATATTGCCAAAGGAATCCAATTCGGATTGTATTTCTATATGTTTCTTATTCAAAAGAATAATTCTCTGTTTTGAAAATCCTATTTCCTTTTTAATATTTACCTTTTCTTTTTTTATTAGGTCTTTAGATAATTTAGCCCCACAAGTTTTACAGGTGATAATTATACTTTTAAATTTATTGGTAAGTTTAATCTTATGGGCTTTCTCATTATCTATATCCCCAAGAGTATTTTGTATTTCCATATCCTTTTTAAAGGCCATTAAGGATTTAGCTTCAACCTCTTCTTTTAAGGTATTCAGAAAATTTAGCTTGGAATTCAATTTTCCTATTTTGTTATTATCCATGGGATTTTGAACCAGGGCATTAAGAGTTTTTACATATTTCTTTTTTTCGGATAATTCAGAGCTAATTCTCTGTTCCTTCATTTTCTCAAAATTCCTAAGAATTTTTTTATTATCCTTAATACTTCTCTTAAGTGTTTTATACTCCTGTAATTTGGAATTCAGGTTATCTGTTATTTTGGATAAATTCCTATTTAATTCATCCCTTCTTACTTCCGAATCTTTTTTAGCCCTTTGTATATATTCTATATCAAATGCCTCATCAAATACCTTTTTCTTTGTAGGTCCATCCTCTTCAATTATCCTTTTCATCTTTTGGCCAAATATAGCTGAGTTTCTGAATAGGTCAAAACTATAACCCAGTACAAATATTATTTCCTTTTGTATTTCAACTTTACCTTTATTGGTGTAAAGTTTACCATCCTTATAAAATTGTAAATCAGATATAGCTTTCTTATCCTCTTTATACTTCTCTAACCTAATTATCTGATATTCTGAGTTATCCTTATGGAATATTACACCACCCCTAGTCCCCCTAAAATTTTTACCCCTTTTATCTGGCCAAGTTTGTATATTAGCCTTTTTGGATTTTAAGGTTCTTCCATAAATTACCCATGATAAACCAGAAAATATGGTTGTCTTACCAATACCATTCCTTGCTTGTAATACATTTATACCCGGGATATTTAAGTTATATGTAAAAGAATTTATTATACTACCAAATCCTTCTAATGTTAGGGTTTGAAAATTTATCATGATGTTTTCAATGTTTTTATTAAGGCTATTCTTTTATCTTTATCCTTTATACCCTTTTTCTTTAGGTAATTCTTGGCTATTTTTGTTTTGCTTTTGGTATTATCAAATCCCTTATCTACTATACCCATTTCCTTTTCCTTTTTGGGTTTTGGTATGTAAATATGAAAATTATCGGGGATTTCTTTTTTGGAATTATAATATTTGAATTCAGGTAAATTCAGGTTTACAAATTTGGGTTTATCTTTTTCATATATTTCCCAATAACCCATATCTATTCCCCTATCCCCAGCATTTTGTTGGTGGGTGGCACCTAACATATAAATGTTATTCCCCAATTGTTGTGGTTTGTGAATATGGCCACTTAATACCAGGTTAAAATCATTAAAATAGGTATTTATATCCTTAGGGATTTTCTTTACCTCCCCTATTTCAAATCCATAGCCATTTCTTGCCCCGGGTAAATCTGTATGTATTAGTAAAATTTTAAAGGCATCTTTATTATCCCGTATATCGGCAATAAATTTTTCCATATATACTTCGAAACTTAGATTATGTGTTAGGTATGGGATGCCATAAACAAGAATTCTCTTGCCCATTGTTGGAATAATTTCTTTTTTCACTCCATCAATGCAATGGAAATGATTAAATATATTTGAGAAGGATTTTATATAACTAGGTGATTTATGGTAATAGGTATTTTGCCTTGACATATCATGATCACCAGATATACCTATAAAATCCACACCCAAATTTTCAAAGAATTCTTTGAAATATCCTATAAATTCCATAAGAATTTGATTATTTAGGCTTTTCCAATTATGAAATAAATCACCTGGGAATAATACAGGTACCTTTAATTCTTTTGCCCTTAAGCCTATTATCTCTAGGGGTTTTAAAGAATTAAAAAGCCTATCCCCTTTATAGGAATAGGCATTCTCCCATTGATGAATATGGGCATCTGCAAATGCCAAAGCTATTGGTTTATTTTTGTTCATATTCTTTGGAGATTGTTAATTTTACTAATTGCTTCCTTGTTTCCCAATCCCATTTTTGTAACGTGTTACCTCTTAATTTCTTAAGCTCATTTACCATAAGGGTACATGAAAGATCAAATGCTTGGTTTGATAACATTTGATAGTACCTATTGTTTATTCTTTTACCATCATCTTCAAGAGGTATTTCTTTTGTAAAAGGTAATACAAATAAATAATTAAATTTACTTAAAGCCTTTTCACAATAGTGAATATACCTTGTGGTATCATTTTCAGGAAGTGAATGGGTATTTTGTAAAAGGAAATATGATAAGTTATCAACTGGTGACCTATCGGTTACAAAATTAACATGACCCTTCAAGGCGTTTTCCCTAAATTCCAAAACCTCATGTTGAAATTGTAAACCCCAAACTGGGTCATGGGAAGCCCTTTCTAATAACATTAAATGAGATTTTATCTTGTGTTTATCCCACAAAGGTTTTGTTGATGTAGTTATAAATGGTATTTTATACTCCTCGGAGATCCATTTCGCTAATGTGCTTTTACCGGTACCACTTGGTCCAGCTAGGGCAATTCTTAAACTTAAATCCATGATTTTATTTTTTGGGTTGGTAATTCTTTAAAAATTTACTTTCCTTAAATCCTTTAACATTATAAATCTTACACATTCTGAATAAGCTTTCCTGGTTAAACTTAGGGGTTTTATCGCCATTATAAAATTCAATTTTTTGGTTTCCTTTCAAATGTTTTTTATAAAAAAGCTTTAGATCAATTAGCTGCCTATTTAGCTTGTAAATGCTTCTTAGTTGATCTTTATCAATTTTTGCAAATGGTTTATCACTTTTTAAGAATTTTTTTATACTAGAGAATTCCTGGATTATGCCACCCGCCTTAGCTGGACCAATACCCCTTAAACCTTTTATATTATCTGAACCATCCCCTATTAGGCATAAATAATCTACACAATTTTTAGGTTCATAGCCATATTTTACTTTAAGATTATTTTTGTGAATTAAGTTCCTGGATGCGGTATTATAAACCTTAACATTGGATCTGATTAATTGATGAAAATCTTTATCTGTTGAGATAATTGTTATTTTGTTTTCCTTTTCCTTTTGGTATTTCCTTACCAACATATATATAAAATCATCTGCCTCCATCTTGGGAGCAAAGAGTTGTTTTAATCCCAAAGAATAAAATATTTTCATAACCTCATCCCTTTGGTTATAGAATGCCTTTGCCTCTTCCTCAGTTTTAGTTTTTCTACCCGCTTTATATCCGGGATATAATCTTAATCTTATTGGTGATCTGTCTTTATCCCAGCAAATAAAAATCTTATCGGGTTTGAATTGATTTATAAGGGTATTAACCAATACTGGCATACCATAGATTATTGATACCGGCTTACCTAGATTTTGTAATCTGGAATAGGCATGATATGCTCTATACATGGTATTATTACCGTCAATGATTAAAATTTTCATGTTGAATATTTAAAGGTATAATTTCCTATCTTTAATTTTTTCCTGGCTGATTTACGGATTTTAGAAGCCGATATACCTAAAGCTAGGGATGCTGCTTTGGGTGACTCATAAATATTTTCTTTATTATTATGGATGTCAAATACTACCAAACCTTTTGTAGATGTTTTCAAACTTGCTTTCTCCTGCCATCTTTGTAAATATCCCCGGTAAAAAGTTAAAGCTTTTTTGGAAGACCATTTTAGGTTTGAGAAATGGTTATTGGTTTTATTACCATCCAGGTGAATGATACAGTTGTATCTTTTAGGATCCTTATTACCTATAAAATTGTAAGCAACTAATTTATCTACCCTTTTCTCAATGGGTTTTTTATCCCTAATAAGGGAGACAAACATATAACCCGTTTTACCCAACTTTAATGGTAAGGTCATACCTTGTCTATTGGTTATTATCCCAGAAGGGGTTATAGCATAATCATTACCATAACCCCTTAAATTTTTAATCACCATCATTTTTAGCCAATTTTACCGGATAAAGATTTTTATTTAAAGCCTTTATTTGTTGTTTTGTTCTTGAAATAGTATTGATTTTGGATTTTTGTATTAACTTTTTCCTTAGCTCATTATTTGTTTTTAATGCTTCAAGGAAACTCTCTTCCCCTCTCCCAACCATTTTATCCTCAAAATAAAATATGCTACTTCCTTTTTTCCTATTTACCACTCCCAACGAAACAAGTAATTCGGGTAATCCTGTATATTTATCAAAACCTACATCATTAGTACTGGTTTTTCTAAAATATACCTGACCCGATGATGTTGATCTTGGTGGACCAGTTTTATCTTTTTTGGTTTTACAATAAACATTCTGACCAACTTTGATTTCAAATCCCTTTATCTTTTTCTTTATTTGCTTACCTCTTACCAAACCCACTCTTTGGGCAGCATAGAATTTAGTGGCATCCCCCCCAACTGTTTTATCGGGATCTTCCCATTGGGTAGCACCAATCTTTTTACGTAATTGGTTAATAAGAATTACACATACCCCCATTTTGGCAAACAGTTGATTTCTACTACCTAAAAAATCTGATATAGCTTTGGCCCTTAATCCATATTTGGCTTTTGCATCCAACATGGATTCACCTACCTCACCAATGGTTCTTATGGTTGCCAATGAATCAACGACCAGTAGGATTGGTTCATTATTGGTTAACCTTGACCTAGCGGCCATAATCGTATCTTGGGACCAATCCGCAATTCTCTCCATGGCATTATCTTCCATGAGATATAAATTATCAAGGTCTATCCCATTTTTAATGAACCAAGATTTATTAAAGGCATTCTCGGCATCATCCCAAATAACTATACCCCCAAGAGCCTGGCATACGGAAGCAAAATCCATAGCGAGTAAACTCTTACCCGTGGATTCTTCCCCAAATAGTTCAAGAATTTTACCATAAGGTAATCCACCATTTAATTGATGATTTAGGGCTATAAATCTTGTTGGTAATCTTAATACCTGATCATCGGATAGAGCTATAATTGAAGCTCTTCCTGATGATGGGTATTTCTTAGCTAATTGGGCATCTGATAGAATCTTAACTGAAGCTGATTTCTTTTTAGCCATTATTTATTGGTTTTAATTTTCTTTTTAAGTTTGGTTTTATTATCCTCTTTAGATGATTTCTTTTTCTTACCCGATGTACCCAAAATCTTTTTAACCATTTCAAGGGTTTCTTCATAAGAGGGCATTACCTTTTTAACCATGGTAATAGGGTTATGAATTTTACCTTTAAACTCTTTGGCAATGGGAGTTGGATTACATCTTAATGTGGTATACTCGGTATCATATTGTCCGGCACCAGTTCTCTTAAATTTAAGGTCGTAACCCTCTTTTGGATCGGTCATATCCCCAGCTTCATCATCCAGATATAAATCAATAACATCGGTATATTGTTGGTTGGTTAGAATTGCCAATCTTACCCCAGATTCTTTATCAATCTTTTTACCCTTTTCATCCTTATATTTATACATGGCAATAAAATACCTTTTACGTGGAGCAATATTCTTAGCCATCTCTTTATCCTCATCTTTTGGAGATTCTTTAAGTTTTAAATATGCTTTCATCAAAGCACAGGGTTCTCCAAATGTAGCCGGTGAAATAATACCGCCTATTTCCTTGTTTATAAAAAAATAGATTGCCTCTACAGCAAATTCTTCTTCGGGTGGTGCCGGTAAAATTCTCATACGATGAGTACCTTCCTTGAAAAAGAAGAATTGCCCATTACCACCTTTTTTTGCAAGTTCTTCTTTCCTTGCTCTTAATCTTTTTTCTAATGATTTTCCCATGATCTGTTATTTATTTATGTTTATTGATTTTAATTTTCTTTAGATTTATATTCCTGTTTTTAACAAATTTCTCTGTTGGTTCCATTGTATGATAAGGTTGTTCTTTGGTAATCTCATTTACTAATTTACCATCCTTATCATACTTCTTTATATAGGGTGTATTGTATGTTTTCATCTTAGTTTATTTCTTTACGTTTATTAGCTGAAAGTGTTTGGAGCATATCCTTTTTTTGTTCAAATGCCCTTACACAAGCTTCTATGCGGTTAACATCAAATTGAGCCTCATTGGTTTTTTTCTGAGCCATAAGATATTTAATGTCCAATTCCGATTTTTGTTTAGCAAGGTCATCAGAATTAGGTCTATTAGTTTCAGAATTTATTTGGGATTTATTTTTTATATAAGCTGAGGCATAAGCTTTCTTTTCTGCCAACTTGGCATCTGCTAAACCTTTTAATAGCTGTTTGTGAAGCATGGTTAGAAATCCATAGGAAGAGGGTTGATTTAATATTTCATCCCCAACCCCCGATTCTTCAATTTTAGTTTCCCTAAAAAGGTTAAAACTAAATTTCTCTTTACCAACTAAAATGGTAATTTGCATAAGAGATGATCTCCTTGCATATTTTAATAACCTACTTTTCATCTTTGTCTGTATAATCGATTTCCCAGGATATTCCTAATTCATCGGTCTTAAATTTACCGCTATCGGCATTTATGATATGGTTCGTATATTCTTCCGGGGTAATATCTTTATAGATATATTTATCATCCGTGGTATAATTACTTAGATCCCCCTTTTTAATATGCCTAGCACAAGTTCTAGTATACTTATCGTGTATTAAAGCACGTATTCTATGGTTTGCCATTATTTTTTACTTTGTGTAATCATTTTCCTTATTGTATTTCTTTAAGGATGCCCAATTATGCCCCACCTCAAAATCAACTGCCATCTTAACCTTTTTCATACTAAATCCAAACCATCTTTGGGTTTGGGGATTTTCACATATACCATTTATGATAGGAACAGCCTCATGTATAAATTTGGGTTTAATTAAAAAACCCAATGAATCATGAACTGTATAAATTTGCTCTAACCCCCATTTCTGTTTCTTATGCTTTGTGATATACTCATCTATAAGGATGGATGAAAAGAAAGCAAAATCTGAAGCTGTACCCTGTATTGGTGCATTAATACTTTGTCTTTCTGCCTCTGCCCTTTTTCCATTCTCAGATGAGTATATATTGGGTAACCTTCTTTTTCTACCAAAGAATGTTTTTACAAAACCATTCCTTTTTGCTTTAGCCCTTTGGGATTTCATAAATTTACCTATATTGGGAAAGTCATGATTAAAATCATCCAGAAATTCCTGGGCTTCTTCTTGGGATACAATTATGGCTGGTGTTATTATTTCACCTTGATTATTATATTTAGCCGATTCAGATAAACCCAATGCCAATTTTTTGGCAGTTTGGCAATATATAATACCGAAGTTAATTGTTTTGGCTTGTTTCCTTCGTCTTTTCCAGATTTTATAATCCTTATGATTTTCATCATCTAGGATTTTCTTAGCCTTATGATAATCATAAGAATATTTTTTACAAGCAGATGCCAAGTGGATATCTTTACCCGATGAAAACCATTCTAACATGGATTTTTCATTTGCGGCTTCTGCCATTACTCTAAGTTCAGCTTGGGAATAATCTATCTGTAATAATAAACATCCCCGGTCAGCTATAAACATTTTCTTTATCTTGGCAGCATCCTCATTATCTCCCCTAGGAATATTTTGTAGGTTAGGATCGCCACATGATAATCTTCCGGTTACTGTGCCATGAATTTTAAAATTGGCATGTATCCTATTATCCTCTGTAACATGGGTTTTCATGCCCACCATATACGTAGAATAAAGTTTAGATAGACCTCTATGATCAAGTAATTGAGCTAAGAATCCCTTTTTATCGTAGGGTCTTAGCATCTCAAGTGTATCTTCGTCAGTTGATGGCCTATCTGTATCCTGTTTGGTTAATTTATTTTTGGTATATCTTACAATCGGAAATTTTAAACCATGGGGTGAGTTATAGAAAAAATCTATTAATTGGTTAGGTGATGAGAAATTAAATGGCTCCATTAATTTTCTTTCCTTTTGGTTAGTAAATTGCCCCGCCGCTAATTTACTAACTTTTTCTTCCCTCGACTTAATTAATCGGGGGGCATTTGGTTTACCCTCATCTTCTATAGTTAAAATTTCTTCTTTTACCTTTTTTATAAGGTTTTTTATTTTTACCTTAACTATCTTTTTCTCGTATTTTCTTAACTCAATATGGTTTCTCATATTCAGCTCGTTATCCTCTATTTTTATTTTGTATTGGGCAATAAGCTTATCAAGATATTTGGTATTTACCTTTATACCTTTAAATTCTGATTTGGCAAGTACATTGCTTCCTCTCATTATAAGGTTTCTAAATAATGGGTATAGTCCAGTTTTAATTAACCGGGGTTCAAAATAACACATTAATCTCAAACATAAATCACAATCTAGAGCATTACGATCGCATAATTCTTTTAAGGGTATTCCAGCCCATCCATGTACCCTAGCTAATTGTTCTGTATCATCTTTGTAATCCTGATAATCTGGTAATAACCTAGCTACTATGGAACCCAAATCATTTGGTCTTTCCTCATCTAATAGGTATTTAGCTAACATGGCATCAAAACATCTACCTTTATATTTAACACCATATCTCATTACCCATTTCTCCTCAAATTTAAAATTCCAGGCAATTTTAATTATTTCTGGATCCTCAAATAATTCAGTGGATATTTTCTTTAAGATTTCTGGGTATATTTTTTTAAATTTGGATTCACTATGGCCTAAAGGTATTATATAGGCACTACCTATTTGAAAGGAAATACCTATAATGGTGGGATATTCATTTTTATTAGCAAATGATCCACCGGAGGTTTCAAAATCATGTGAGCAATATTTAGTTTCCTTACACCAAGCAATTACCTGATCAATTTCCTCTAAGGTTTCAACAATTTTATAACTTGCCATATTTTTCTATTTTGACCCCGTTAAATTCCAAATACAATAATCCTTCCTTATCCCGGAATTCTTCTTTATATACCACCCTTAATATACCAGATTGTACTATCAATTCAGCACATTTTAAACAGGGAGAATGGGTAGTATAAAGTATTGAACCTTCTAAAGGTATTCCCTTCTTAGCGCTAAATGAGATGGCATTTGCTTCTGCATGTATGGATTTGTTACAGGGTTTTAATTTATCACAATTACATATATTACCTGATCTTTCTATTTTGGTAGGACCATTATAGCCAGATACTATAATCCTACCCTCATTGGTTATTGTACACCCAACTTGTAATCTACCGCATGGGGACCTTTTACTAAATAATTCAGCAACTTGGATGTATAGATCATCCCTGGATATCCGATTTTCACTCATTTTTTTTTATGACGTTTTAACATTTCGAATTCATTCTCAAAAATATGTAATGAGGTAATATGCATGGTAAATATTCCGGGTTTAACATTTTCCCAATATTTGGAACCCATAGCCAATTCATTTATTAACCATATAACCTTGCGTACCGCAAGATATATATCATCCCTAAAATGCCTTAGATAATCACATGATCTAATATGGTAAACTATATGGAGATAGTTATCTCTACGAATAAAATGATAACCTATCGTGCAAGGTATTCTTCCCCCATGAACTGCACCTGTATCTTCGGGAAAAAATATAGGCAGATATGCCTGCCTTGTAAAAGGTTCTTTTCCTAAAAGCCTTATTAAATCATTTAAATCGCCATATTCATATCTTATACCCTTTAATGGCTCAAGTTCATGTCCCTCAGCATAAACACCTTCTATACCCGCATATTTTGGCCAAATACGTTCCATATATGAATGGGTAAATTTCTCATCTACATTTCTCATTTCCTTATCCATTTTATAGAAAGGCCAAAGTTTATAGGTTTTACCCGGGTTTACTGGAAATCCATTTACCCTCTCTTCAAAATGCCTATCTGCCCATGGCAGATTTGGTTTTACTTGAGCCATTAATTCCGCCAGATTATTGGGCATGAAAACCTTAAAAGAAGTATTAAGTGTTTCCCTCATATCATGTTCTAAAGGTATGCCTTGCCATTTTTCTGTTCTTATTACATAGGATTCTTCAATAAGTTTTTCCCTTACAAATTCTATGGCATCATTGAAATTGTTAAAATATTCGAGTTTCATATATAACATTATATAGTTTACATTTTAACCTTGTTTTTATTCCCAACTGATCTTTCCCAATAAAAACCCTTGGCCGTTATTCGTTGATGTTTTTTACTTGCCGTTTTAGTTTTCCTTAAGCACTTGCTTATATTTGACCCTCCAATATTTATACCAATTTTGGATAATTCTCTTACAGCATGAGCCGTGCTTAAGAAATTTAAGGATTCACCAGTAATTATGTTGGTAGCTTTTATGGGTATGGCATTATGTACATTATTTGGTTTGGATATACCTTTCTGTAAGATTGATAATTTTAATTTCGTCTCATCAGACATTCTACCAGCTCCCTCACCCCCATTGGATATGTTAGTTAATCTACCTAATTTTCTATAAAGATTTATATGGTAAATCTCCGATTCAATCCAATCCTTATCTTTTACTCTTTTGATTAACCTAATAATAGGTCTCTGGTTATTTATTTTTAACCCATTTAGCCATTTTAGTTTGGGATTATTTGGATACTTATTATCCTTTAAATGACCCACTAATCGGATTTTTAATTTTTTGATGGTTTTACCGATATACCTAATTTTATTGGTATTTGGGTCAATTAGAGCATATATTTTAACCATTATTTAACTTGTTTTTATTCCTTAAAGTTTTCCTGTAAAGTACCCGTTGTTTATCTGATATACAATCAATGGGGTATTCAACTAATGATTTAGTTTCCAATTGAAGTTTACCAGCTTTCATGGGTCTATCACCTGATAATGGATTTCCATCTTTGTCTGTCTGTAATTGTTTGGCTGCTCTCCTATGGGATTTATAAGAAATTTTCATAGGGTCAATGGTACTGAATTTTTCTAAAATATCAATAACCCTTTTTTGGAAAGGCTCTAATGATTTTGTCCAATGGCCTATACTCTTTTCGGTTTTATGGAATCGCTTTAAAAGTTTCCTAATATTTTTATGGGTATGATACATTGTGAAAGCTTCAACATTAAGGTAAGCCATTGGGCAATACATTAATATAGAGAAAGTCTTTTCTTTACCATAAACATATTCCCCCATCCTTTGGATAAGAAGGAAATCAATCAATAACCTTTTAGTTACTTCAGTTGCCCGGGTATGAAATACCAATACCGGTACATCACTATTTAATCTCCTTGAAAAGGTTACAGATATTAAACAATCCTTACCATTATCATGCGAATTAGCAAAGTGCTTTGTTACTTGGTAAATCCTTTGTCGTTTTGATTCTCTAGATTGTATATCTTGTTTTAGAATGTCCAAATAGTTTATATCTACGTAATTATTTACTAGATGCGTCCATTTTTGGATTCTATATCCGAATATCCTACCAAAATCAAATTCTGGGTCTACCCAAGCTTTCCTGATATAAATTAGGTTATCATAGGAAATGCTGGCATTCCCATCTCTGCCAGCACCCTTTGATTTTAATTTATTTTCCTCTAAAAGGATATATTCATTTATTCTTTCCCAAGCCTCCTGGCTAGTATTACAATCCAAGTAAAGACCATTAAAGTTGGTTTCCGGGTAACTCATGGGGTTTAAATTGTTTTTTAATATTTAAATTAACTTTTTCCAAAACTTTATTAATTGCCTTTTGTGAATTTTGTTTTTTTATACCCCAGAAATGGAATAAACCCCTATTGTCAGATATGAAGGCTTTACATAAATTTTGTTTCATAAATTGTATTACCATTACCTTTCTTCTGGCCATGGAATTATCTATAAAATCAATGGTAAAAATTAACCTACCACCGCCTATACAAGTGTTAACCTCTATACCACCATATTTAAGATAGTAGTTAAATGATCTTCCTTTCATTATTTCCCTCTCCATGCTTAATAACCTCTTTTTTGTCTTTGCTCATTTTCCTCAGCTTTGGCAAAATAATAATTGTACATAGTTTTGGCATCCAAACCAACTGACCCGGCATAATTCATAAAAAAATGGAGCATATCAACTAACTCCATGTGTAATTCCTTTAAATCATTGGGAGTAAGATCCCTTATGGTCATATCTTTATAATTGGTATGTGCTTTTTTCCATCTCTTCCATATAGCAGAACCATGGTTATCCCCTATACCACCAAGAGCATCGAAAGCCTCATGCATCTCATCCACCATTGCATGCTCATTCATGTGCCAAAAAGATCTTAGATCGGCCAGTGACATTTTATCATACTGATAACCATATACTTCCTTTTGCATTTTATTCTGGTGTTCTAAAATATCATGTAAATGGGTTGTGGAATTACCATAATAATCCCTTACTTCTAAATTCTTACATTCATTGTCTGTGTTTGCCATTATTTTTTCTTTTCCGATTTATATAATTGTGAGTAATAATATACCGAATAAATCCTTCCAACTGAATCATCATCATGACCCAATAGATCAAGAAGTTTAAAATAAAATATCCAAATGGCCATTAATTGATTTTGATACTGGTCAAATGATTGCTCTATTGATTTAGGAATCATAAGATTTGAAAGGATAGAATTATGCGATATAGCCCAACAATTTAATTGTAGAATATTGGCATATACCTCGTCTATTATTCTACCGGCCTTAATAAAATTATCATCCTTACCATTATACCTTACCACGGGTCTTAGATTTACTTCCGGATTATTATAAACCTGGTCCCTTATATTTTGTAACCTTGCATAAGCCATACATGTTTTTAGGGTGGCATTTGGGAAATAAAATCCCTCATCTAATTTTAATTGGGTTAATAGGTTTTCGTAATAATTATTAATATCCGCTTCGCCTATATTTACGGATGATACAAAGTCTATAAGATTAGCCAATGAGGTGGCAATCTCAAAATTAAAATTATAAAGATATTTATTTTTATCATACCCATCATATAATTCTGGATTAGCCTTGGCCATTAATATACCCATATATAATCCGTAAGCTTTGGAGATATTACCCAAAAAAGATAACATGGTTTTCCTATTTACCCGGGGATCATAAACTGATGAAATATAACTTATCTCCGATTGCTTGATGAATATCTGTGATAATTCATTACCAAAATCTAATTCGGGTGCTTCTTTAACTAATTGTTGGATTTCCATTATTTTTTGTAGGCTATTTCTTGGGATTTAAAAATAAGTTTTTTCCCATTTTTTCTTACCTTTTCAAGGTGGGTATCAAATTCGCTTTCATGTATTTTTAATTTTTTGCACACCAGGGTTTTTAATCTGGGTATTGGTACAGCAGATGATTTTATTTTAAGGATTGATCTAAGACACTTTGCAACATCCTTCCAAGTACATTCCAGATTCATAAGGTCTTTGAAATCCTGTTTGTCTTCAATTTCCTTTCTTTTGAAATGTAATTTTTGAGATTGGGCAATTGCACATAATTCTGAATCACCACATGATCCACATTCATCAGCTTTGGGATCATGTAATTTTCCAAAGCAAGGATCATCCTGTGTTCCTAATTTATCAAATTGTAAAGGTACCATTACATCTATGGATTTATCCTTTGCTAACTTATTCCTTGATTTTCGCATATCTTATTTATATAGTTGTCCTATCTACAATTTTAAACTTTTCCGACTTGTAAACCTTAATCCGATGGTTTGAATGTCTGGCTAGGTAATAACCTATATCTTTAAAATCATCTATATATACTTTTTTCTTAGATTTATGTTTTCTCAAAGCTCTACCAACTATTTGTAATACATCTATTACTGAATCTCCACCTGCGGCAATAATCAAAGCTCTTATTAATGGCAAATTCTGACCTTCTTTTATTAGTTTAGAACTAACTAGGATATCTATTTTGCCATCTTTAAAATTTTTCAAAATCTCCATCCTATTCTTTACTTTAACATGTATAAATTCTACCTTTAAATCAGGAAATTTTTTAGATACCTTTTTATGTAAGAGTTCTGTATGGTTATGGAATTTACAGATTAAAAGAAGGGGTAATCTTTTTTTAGAAACATGTTTCTTAACCCTTTTTAAAACTTGCCCATTCCTTTCCTTGCTTTTTATTAATCCCAAAGTTTCCTCTTCCTTATATTCCTTGGGTATTTTGATTAGGGTATTTCCATTTAGGATAGTTACAATGGGTTTTGTTGAAAAGCCTAATCTTATAAGATCATCATTGGAGGTTGAATGTAATATTGGTCCAAAATAGGAAAGTATTTTTTCATTTTTATTTTTATCCTTATGTTTAAATGGGGTACCAGATAAACCAACCCTTAGATAACAATTTTCTAGGGCTAATAGAATTACTTGAAAGGTTTTACTACTTGCATAATGGCACTCATCCACAAGGCAAATATCGAATTGGGATAATTGGGATTTAAATGAATGGATTTTCTTTGAAACAGTTTGAGCCATGCATATCATAAATCTATTCCATTTTACCCCATCATCGCCAATATAACCAACCTCATTACCTATGAGTTCCTGAATTTCTTTTTTACCCTGAAGATAAATATGTTTTCTGTTTACAATAAAAATTAATTTTTTATCTTCTTTATAAGCCTTGAACAGAGCCGCAGCTATAAGGTTTTTTCCCGCATTGGTCGCTTCATTTAAAACTCCCCTGGGAAAGTAAATATCTTTAATCCTATTTTTAACAACAGATTCGGTAGATTTGAATTGATAATCCCGTAATTCTAATTTACCAACCCTAGTAGGAATTTTGCCATGTTTTACTTTATCCCTTTGATCGGTTATTTCATATTCCCAATTTTGTTTTTCCAATAATTCCAATAATTTGGGTAACAAACCCGTATGTAGATATCCTGAATCAGTTATATAATAATTAAAACCATCCCATACCCGCTTCCTAAAGGCATCTGAATACCAAGCTCCGGGAGCTCTAATTCTAAGGTTTTTCCTTAAGATAGCCATTTCTTCTAATGTGCAATCTACCTTACATTTTGAATTATTTACCTTTATCTCTATCATTTTTTGACCATTTCTTTTTTAACCAATTACCAGCTTTCTTTGTTAATTCCTTTTCATCTGCATGGGATGGTTTAATATTATTGGATATTAGGAATTTATTTAACCTATCAATTGAACCTTTTGAAACTAATTGGCTTGGATCAGGGAATGTATTTGCCCATTCTAAACCTTTAAATTGAGCCTGTATATATTGCTCTATACTAATCCCCAGTTTGTTAGCCTCATTTTTGGCATTAATAAAGTGAATCATCTTACTGGGTTCTTTAGAGAAATCATTAACTATTCCGGTTTTCTCACCCAGGTATTTTTGGTAATAATTTATGGCCTTTAATGTTTGATTAGGTGTCATATCCATTTTTATTTTTTCTATGGCATCATATTCATCGCAGATATTTTGATGTATGCTATTAAACCTGGATAAATTAAATTTTGTGATTTTATCTAAACCAATATTAATATATACCCTAAAACCTTCTTCTCTTTTCAAATTAAAATCATTACAAAAATCCAAAGCCAATTTAGCTATTTCTTTTATCATTAACCAATCTTTACTCCCCACTTTAATAAGTGAAATACCTCTATGTTTCCTTTGTTTGCGGATTAGGTTTAATAATTGGGCAAATACTCCGGCATCATCCCGGGTTGATAATACAACTTTGCTGGATGAATTTAACAATTTCGCCTTATCAACTATGATACTCCTATTGGTTAAACTAAATTGTCTGCTTTTGGTTAAAATGGAATCTGCTAGTTCATTGTAATTCTTACAAATTTCTTTCCCATTAATTCTTACAGATTTAAGCACTAGAATTAAATGGTTTTTGGTTATATGAAGGCTAGGCTGACGTTGCATATCGGTTCTTTAATTTTAAAAGGTCATTATATGAAAGCCAGGGGCTTTTATTTTCAATTTTTTTAGTTTCCTTTTTTCCTATATCATTTATATCCATATTTTTTGGAAAATCAAGGATTTTTATTTTCTTTAAATGTACCATATCTAAACCTAATTTAATTGCTTCGGCTTTAGCATCTGGATCAAAGCCTATAATAAGTTCCTCAACTGGACTTTTATATACCATACTTAATTGATATCCCGATATTGTTTTGCCCAAAAAAACAATGGAATTATCCCCAATGGTTAATGAATTAAAAATGGATTCAACCGCATATACCTTTTTATATATTACCAATGAATCGGTATTATAAGTTAACATGGATTTACCTATACCAAAATCTTCTACAGATGGATTCTTAAATTTTTCCCATAGTTGTATGAATTGCCTACCCTGAAAGAATGTTAGTTTACCACCCTGGTAAAAAGGGAATATTATAAATCCCGCATAAGGACCCGTTGTACAATAACCAATCCCTCGGGCAGATAAATCATCCACTTTAAATCCCCTACCCCTAACATAATTTCTGGCATATTTTGAAAGTAATGAGTTTCCAAATGACAATAACCTAAAAGATTCGGGTAATTCTATTGTTTTCCATTCCCTTTGAACAATCCTTGGTTCAAGGAAATCCATGCCATCAAAAGTCCCTAATAGATTATAAACTTCTGGCCTAGTTGGTAATTCCTCCAATTCCATGATAACACTTATGGGAGAACCATGGGGACCACAATAAAAACAATTAGCCCTATTATCATGAATATTAACACCGAATTTTAATTTATCGCAATAAGGACATGTACCCTTTAACCAACCACCCCTATAATCCAATAAATTAAGCTTTTGTTTAAAATATTGGGTTAATTTCCTTTTTATAACCTTTGAGAATTCTTCCATTAATCCATGTCAGATTTAACCTTTTTAAGGGATATAACTTTTACTTGTTTTAAAGCTTCGAAATAATCCTTTAAATCGGATTTAGAAACCTCATCTGCCCGTTGGTTCTTATAATCAACCTTGAATAAAGCAAATCCTTCACTAACCCCATTTCTTTGATCCATAATTTCTAATCTGGCAGTCCCTATTGATTGGTCTAATTCGCTACGATTAAATCCAAATGCCACATCCACATGTCTTACAATATCTATACATTTAGCGGTATCTGTGGATTGAAATTTGGTTTTAAACCTTGTATCTGATGCAGCTCTGATAACGTGATTGGCTGTCCAGGTTGTTTCGAATTGATTATGATTAGCTAAATTTTTGAGATCAACGTAAAAATCAGATATCCTTTGAGTTTCATCTTTTGTCCCAGATAGGGCACATCCCAAAGCGGCATAATCACATACTAAAGCATCATATCTTATACCAAATTCTCTATAATCTTTATCTATCACATTTTGAATATCATTACAGGTAGTAGTATAAGAGGGCATTCTTTTAACATGTACCTCACCGCCTAATCTTTGATATTTTCTGAATTGTTTTAAGATTTTTTTATCATGTTCTCCGCTAGCTATGGATTCTAATGGCATATTCATTATCGATTGTTCTA